TCACGGTCGCCTGCCGCATTGCCAAGCGCTGGCTCCCGAAGCGGTAGGACTGGACGCTCCATCGCAATCTCGGGCCTGGCAGGCGACCTCCAGTTTGGCGCGCTCGATCGGTTTGCCGGACATCAGGTGTTCCCGCTGATGTGCCCAGACCAGAGGAACCGGTTCCAGCAGCGCCGGAAGCGCGACGCGATCTGCCGTCCGACCATCCAGGATCAGCTCGACCAAGTCGGGCGCCAGCAGAGTCAACCGCAGCAGGCTGCCCAGGTAGCCCCGCTCGATCTTCTCCGCTGCGGCCATCTCGCTGATCGAGGCGTAGTGCCCTTCGTCCAGGAGCCGCTGGTACCGAAACGCCCTGGCCAGCGCCTTCACCAGCGCCGGGTCCGCCGGCGTAGGCACAGCAGGCACCCCCTCCCGCACCGGCGTCACCACCATCTTCCGCCCCGGCCGCCGGCGGATGGTCAGCGGCACCCGAACCGTGATGCTGGTCGCCACCGTCATGCTGCCGCCCTCAGCGCCTCGGGCGCGATGGCAGTGAGGTCCCGAACTAGGCCGGCCAGCCCCTCCACCCGGAGGCGGATGTCGGCTCCGACGGGCCCGATCACCACCCGCTCCACCAAGGTCCGCACGATCCGCGCCTGCTCGGCCGGGAACAACTCGCCCCACAGCGGCTCCAGCCGGTTCAGCGCCTCCCGGACCTCGCGCTCGCTGACCTCCGGCGCCTCGGCCCGAGCCGCCGTCCAGGTGCCAATGACCACCTCCGGCTGCCGCAGCATGGTGCGGACCTGGTCCACCACCGCGGCCTCGATTTCGGCGGCCGACACCCGCCGCACGATGCCGTCGTCCCCGGCCGCGTCGCCCTTCAGCACCCGCTGCGCGACATAGTACCGGTACAGCCGTCCGTTCTTCCGGCAGTGGGTCGGTGACAGCGCCCGGCCGTCCACCCCGAAGATCAGCCCCTTCAGCAGTGCCGGCGCATGCTGCCGGTTCTGCGCCGCCCTGGCACGCGGGCTGACCTGCATGACAGCCTGCACCCGGTCCCACAGCTCCCGCGGTACGATTGCCTGGTGCTCCCCGGCGAAGACCTGCCCCTTGTGCTCGACCTGACCGACGTAGGTGCGCAGGTTCAGGATCTTGTAGACGTCGCCCTTGTCGAGGGGGCGGCCCGACTTGCTGGTCACGCCCTCCGCTTGGGGCCGCTTGGCTGTGTCCGTGCCCGAGCCGGTCTCGGCGAACAGCTCGAACACGCGCCGGATCCTTTCCGCCTCGGCCTCGTTCGGCACCAGCTTCCGGTCCCGGACGTCGTAACCAAGCGGCACCTTGCCGCCCATCCACATGCCACGGGCGCGGGAGGCGGCGAACTTGTCCCGGATTCGCTCGCCGATGACCTCGCGTTCGAACTGGGCAAAGCTGAGCAGGATATTGAGCGTCAGCCGCCCCATGCTGGTTGTCGTGTTGAAGCTCTGTGTGACCGAGACGAAGGTGACGCCATGCGCCTCCATGGTCTCCACCAGCTTGGCGAAATCCATCAGGGATCGGGACAGGCGGTCGATCTTGTAAACGACGATGACGTCGATGCGGCCCTGCTCGATATCGGCCAGGAGCCGCTTCAGCGCCGGCCGCTCCAGCGTGCCGCCGGAGAAGCCCCCGTCATCGTAGCGGTCGCGGACCAGGACCCAGCCCTCGGCACGCTGGCTGGCGATGTAGGCTTCACAGGCATCGCGCTGGGCGTCGAGGGTGTTGAACTCCTTGTCGAGCCCCTCGTCCGTGGATTTCCGCGTGTAGATCGCGCAGCGGAGCTTCTTCACCGCCGCCGGCGTGACCGGCTCGGCCAGCTTCCTCCGGCTCATGCTTCCGGCCTCCCCTTCAGCCCGAAGAAGGTCCAGCCGTTCCAGCGCGTGCCGGTAATGTGCCGCGCGATCGCCGACAAGGATCGGTAGGGCCTACCTTCGAATTCGAAATCATCGGCCCGGACCGTGACCACGTGCTGGATGCCATCGTACTCGCGCACCAGCCGCGTGCCGGGCAGCGGCCGGCTGTCGGCGCGAATGCGGCGCAGCACCACGTTGCCGCCGTCCAACTGCTCGCCGAGCGCCTCGAGGCGTGCCCGCGTCTCGGGTTTCAGCCCGCCATAGGCCAGCTCCTGGATGCGGTAGGCGAGCCGGCTCTGCAGGTAGGGCCGGTTGAAGATCAGTGGCTCCCTGCCGAACAGCTGGCGCCACATCTCCTTCAGCGCCGGCGTCGGTAATGTCTGCAGCGCGGCCAGCCGACCGAGGACCTCCGCAGGCGGGATCTTCGGGATGGTGGGCGCCGGCGGCATCGTGGTGGCGCCGGTCGATCGCCTGGTCATGCGTGGTCCCTCTCTCCGGGGTTGGCATGACGGCGCTGCCGGGCGGTGGAGGGTAGGCGAACCTCTCCCGACCCTCGGGCCTCCTCGGCATCGCGCGCGAGATCCTCGGCAGCGCGGCTGCGGAGCCGCAGCAGGCCGGCGGCCAGGATGGCGCAGACCTCGCGGAGGTGGGGTGGGAGGTGGAGGTTAGCAGGTCGAAGGGTTTGGTTTGTCACCCCCAGCTATTACGCACGAACCGGCCGATCCGTATCAGCCGCGCCGCAGATTCAATTCGACTCCAGATCGCCCCACGCGATAGAACATAGCATGAACTTTCAGCGGGGGCGCGCAATGGCGGGTGATCTCAAGAAGTTCGTGAATCCCAAGTTCCTGCGGACCGTGAACCTGTCGCTGTTCCGCGAGCTGTTCGAGCGGCAGCCCCCTGGGCCCAAGCAGCCCGACATGGCCCTGTTCGAACTGCCTGATCCGGAGGCACGGGCGGCGCTGGCCCAGCTCTTCGAGGGGCCGGAGGAGGCGCTGCCCGACGGGCTGGTCGCCGACCTCCACAACATCGCCGAACTCGGCACGGAAGCCGGGATGGTGCTGATCCAGGAGCGCGCCGCCCATCGCAAGGTCACCATCACCTTCGATCACGGCGGGGAGCCTGACACTGTCCCGCTGGATCCGAAGCACTTCGCGCTCTTGGTCTACCTTCGCTACCCGGCCGTCTTTGACGCGGCGTCCGATCTGGCGGCCCTGCAGGCACGCTCCTCCTTCGCCGAATATGTGGGGCACGACGAGAATGTCGAAGCCCAGCAGGATCAGACGTCCAAGGATGCCTTCGAAGCTGCGGCCGGCGAGATGTTCAAGCGAGACCACCGCAGCGCGCATTGCCGCGTCGGCTGGTACGAGGACGGCGACACGCTGCGCGCGGTGGTCACCCACGACGCACCCGTCTCGGTCCTGCCGGTGGTGGGTGATAAGGGCGAGGAGGTGATCCGCTTCCGGCGGCTCGAATACGCGGTCCTGTCCTACCAGGTCAGCACCGGCCGGCTCGGGATTGCGGGGCTGCGCAAGGGCCTGCGCGCCGAGCTCGCGGAGTTCTTTGCCGTGCATATCCTGCGCCGGCCGGGCTTCTTCGCGGGCGAGGATTGCCAGCACCTCTATAGCCTGGAGCGGATCGAGCGGACCGGCCTCGGCTTCAAGGTCGAGCATGCCTTCGATCCCGGAATCCAGCGGGTCGAAATCATCGAGATCCAGCTGGATCGCCTGGACGCCGAGGCACGCGAGGGCGAGGTCATCGTCCAGGCGACGCATCTCACCCGCTCCTTCAGCGGCTCGGCCCTGATGCGGGTCCTGCAGCACACGGATCGCGTGGCGTTCGGCACGGGCCGCTACCGGATCGGCCATGTTGTCCTGCGCATCCATTTCATGGGCAGGAAGCGCGCGACGAGCGTGACGGTGAAGATTAAGCCGCCCTCGCTCGCGGTGTTCAAACGGCACCGCTTCGAGGCGCGGGTGATGGAGCTGCTGCGGCGTAATGGGTTCTGCCTTGACCGACAGCCTGCCGACGTTGCTGCTGCGGCGTAGCGCCGCAGGGCCGGAGCCGATCCTCGCCGGCCGGGATGCAGCGCCGTTCTTCGGGACAGCCTTCAACCGGCTGCTAGCGAAGGGAGTGCTGACCGAACTCCCGCCGGCGGCGAGCTGGCCACCCTGCCGCGGCTGCACTTGCGGCTTCGGCGAGCGGCCGATCACCGAGATAGACGGCACGCTGGTCGCGGAATGTCCGGACGACGCGGACGCCAGCGTCACCCTGCAGCCCCACGATCTGCGTGCCTTCTCGATCGACGTCACCAGCCTCGTGGCGCTGCTGGCGGCCGGAACCGGCTGGCCGGATGCGCCGGAACCCCTCGGCACGGGCGTCTGGCGGCTGGGGGACCTGGCGGATGGCCGCGCCGTGGTCCTGATCCTGGACCCGCTGGCGTTCCGGGCACCGGCCCTGTCCTCGATCCTGCGCGCCGCCCCGCCGCCGTCCAGCACCATCCTCCTGGTGCCACCCGGTGTCGACGCCGGCGCACGACGTCCATTCCTCGACATGCGCTACCACCTGGTCGGGCTGCTCGAGGCCTCCCATCCAACCGAGCTGCGCCTGCTGCGGGACCGGCTTGAGCCTCGAGCCGGGGGCGCCGCGCAGTTGGACGAGGCCGGCATGCTGCTGACCATCAACGTCATGGGTATCACGGCCTCCTTCCATGGGGTGCCGCTGCGACTCCGCGGGCGTGACTTCGACGTCCTGGCGGTGCTGGCCCGCGAGGCGGCCGATGGCCGGGCGCTGGCCCAGCCGGATGATCTGCTCCGCGCCCTGGCCGGCAGAGAGGACGGCCCGGAGCCTATTGCCGGCGAGCAGCTGGAAAAGTCGATCAGCCGCATCCGCGAGGCCCTGTGCGGCGCGGCCGGCCTTCCGCGCGAGGAAGGCCGGAAGCTGATCGTCAATGTGCCTCGGCGGGGGTACCGCCTGGCGTCGCCGCCGATCCGGGTGGTGCTGGGCTAGCCGCCTCGGCGGGAGGGAGGATTCCGGGAGGATCCGGAGAGGAAAGCGAGAGGATTCCTCCGGCTGCCCGCCCGAGGCTGGGGCCATCGAACGCGATGGAGCCCCGCCCCGCATGTCCCGCCCGATCACCCCCGCCGATCTGCACACCGTCCAGCGCATTGCCGCCGAGGAAGCCAGGCGGCTCGGCCGCAGCCTCGGCCTGCCGGCCCAGGACCGCGATGATCTCCTCCACGACCTGTTGGTCGACCTGCTGCCGCGGCTGCCGGCCTACGATCCAGCCCGGGGGACACTCGGCGGCTTCGCCCGGGTCTGCATGCGGCATGCTGCCCTCCGGATCGCCCACCAGCATCGGCACCGGCGCCGCGTCGCGCGCACGATTTCCCTCAATGACCCGCTGCCCAGCGGCGACGGCCTGACCCTCGCCGACATTCTCAGCGAGGCGGACGGCTATGGGAGCTGGTGCGGCCAGCCCACGGACAGGATCGCCGCGCTGGAGCGCCGGCTCGACCTCGAGCGCGCCGCTGGCGCGATCGACCCTGAGGATCACCCCCTCTGCGCCGCGCTCAGCGCAAAGACCCCGCACCAGCTCGCGGCGCAAGGCTTGCTGCCGCGCGCCCGCATCTACCGCCGCATCCGCGAGATGCGCCTGCGCCTGCTCGCCTCCGGCATCCCCTCCGCCGCCTGATACGGATTTCGAGGTGCCTGAGTAATGCTGGTTATGGCCACCTGCACTCCGAACCCTACCCCGCCGCAGATGCCGCTCACCGAGGCGGCGTTCTGCATCTGGCTCGGCGCTGCGGCGCCGGGTGATGTCGTCGTCTACCACCGCGGCGCCCTGGCCCGCGACATCTGCCCGCAGCTGAACCTGCTCTCGCCCGACGAGCGGGTGCGCGTCGCTGGGCTGTCCAGCCGCGTCCTGAAGCTGTCCGAGGCCGGGCTCGTCCACCTGGTCCAGCGACGCCGTGGTTTCGAGGACTTCGAATACCTCGCCGTCGCCCGCCGCCGGCCACGCCGGATCGGGCACTCGATCCTGCCGCTCCTGCAACAGGAAGCCGCCTGATGAAGGCGTAGCCGACCAACCGGCTGTGCCTCTGCACCACCCCACGCATCAGGACATCTGACATGACGCTGGATGAGATGCTGCGCGAGCTGATCGCGGAGCGGGAAACCGACGATCAGGCGGCGGCCTGGCAGGATGCCGCCAGGCTGCTGCTCCTGCTCGCCAGCGGGGAGGGCGACAGGCTCCCGCCCCTGGTGGTGCAGCTTGCCCTGCGTGGAGCGGCCGCGGCTCTCGACGCCGGCAATCCGCTGCCGAAGGACCTCGCCGAGGCTGGCGCCGAGCTGATCAGCCAGGGCCGCGACTGCATCCGCCGCGGCGACCTGCTGCGCCGGCTGAGCCAGATCCTGCAGAACGCCCAGCAGGTCAGGTGAGCGCGGCCATGGGCAAGTCCTCCCGCGACAAGGGCCTGCGCCGCGAGCGCGCCATCGTCGAGATCCACCGCAAGTGCGGGATCCGCGCCGAGCGGGTGCCGCTGTCCGGGGCGGTCCGCTACCGCGGCAACGGGGCCGATGTCGATCTCTACGTCCGCGGCACCGAGCCGCTCAAGGCCGAGATCAAGGCGCGAGGCGATGGCGACGGCTTCAAGACGCTGGAGCGCTGGCTCGGCGGCAATGACGCGCTGATCCTCTGGCGCGACCGGGCCTCGCCCATGGTGGTGTTGCCCTTGCACATCTGGCTCGAGCTCGCCCGCCGCAGCATGCGTTGCCTCGAACCCGATGCCGACCGGTGCCGCCGCGAGCGGCGCCGCCAGGCCGAGGAGGGTACCCAGCCGGCCGCCGATGCCCTGACGGCGGCAGCGGCATGATGCCTCGCACCGCCCATCGCCTCCGTCGCGCGCTGGCCGGCCTCCGCATCCTGCTGGGCGCCGTCCTGCTGGCCGGCAGCTTCGTCGGGTTCTGCTGGCTGGCCAGCCTGGTGGCTGCCGGATGAGCGCCATGCCCCTGCCGATGCCCGCGTCCGCCCGGCCGCCGGCATCACTTTCCGAGCCGGGCAGCCTCTCTCTGATCAGGAGCCGCATGAGCAACCGCACCAGTCTGGCGCAGCTGCGCGAGATGGACGCCGCGCAGGCCGCCCGCCTGCCCGTCGATCATCTGGCGATGCTGCTGGAAGAGGTCGGCGAGCTGAAGGCCGACTCCAAGCGCCTCGCCGACCTGCTGCATGACGCGCTGCACGCCCGCTACGGCGCCGCCGCTGCGGCCGCCCGGCGCGCCGAGGGCAAGGACACCGGCCGGGTGCGCCTGCAGGAGGACGGCTTTGAGGTCGTCGCCGACCTCCCGAAGAAGGCGGAGTGGAACCAGGCCCGGCTGGCCGAGGCGATCACCACGATCCGGAGCTGGGGCGAGGACCCGGCCGACTATGTGGCGACCGAGATACGCGTGCCGGAGAGCCGGTTCCTGGCCTGGCCGCCGCGTATTCGCGCCGTCTTCGAGCCGGCCCGCACTGTGGCGGCGGGCCGTCCCTCCTACACCCTCGAACCGAAGGACGCTGCCTGATGGCGCACGAGCTCCGCATCCAGGTCTCGATCCCACTGGAAGGCGACGCGATCGCCCGCGCCAAGGACGTGGCCGCCTTCGAGCCGACGCTCGACAGCTTCGCCCAGGCCGTCGCGCGCGCCGGCGGCGACATCAAGGTCGACGTGATCAAGGCCAAGCCCCGCGCCGCGAAGGAGATCCACTGATGGCGATCTCCCTCGCATCGCTGCGCAGCAGCACCAGCCTGACGCCGCCGCGGCTGCTGCTCTACGGCGTCGCCGGGATCGGCAAAACCAAGCTCGGCGCGGACTCGGACAGGCCGGTCTTCCTCCAGACCGAGGACGGGCTGGGCCGCATCGAGGCGCCGACCTTCGGCCTGCTGCGTAGCTTCGACCAGGTGATGGAAGCGCTGGGCGCCCTCTACACCGAGCCGCACGACTTCGGCACCGTCGTGGTGGACAGTCTCGATTGGCTGGAGCCGCTGGTCTGGCAGCACACGGCGCAGCTGCACAACCAGCCGAACATCGAGGCCTTCGGCTACGGCAAGGGCTACGCCGCGGCCCTTGACACCTGGCGGACCTTCTTCGACGGCACCAACGCGCTGCGGGACGAGCGCGGCATGGCGGTGATCCTGATCGCGCATGCCGAGATCCGGCGCTTCGACAGCCCCGAGACCGAACCCTACGACCGGTACCAGCCAAAGCTGCACCGCAGCGCCTCGGCGCTGGTGCAGGAGCACGTCGATGCGGTGCTCTTCGCCAACTACCGCGTCACCACCCTGAAGTCCGACGTCGGCTTCAACAAGAAGGTGGTGCGCGGCGTCAGCGGCGGCGACCGCCTGCTGCACACCGTCGAGCGCCCCGCCTTCCTGGCGAAGAACCGCTTCGGCCTGCCGGAGACCCTGCCGCTGTCCTGGCCCGACCTCGCCGCCGGCATTCCCTTCTACGCCAACGCCAACGCCACCCTCGAAGCCCGGAGCTGACCCATGGCCCAGCTGAACCAGACCTTCGATGCCAGCGGCGTCGCCCCCGCCGCGCCGCTCGAGCTGCTGCCGCCCGGCCGCTACGCCGCGCAGATCGTCCAGAGCGAGATGCGCGCCACCCGGGCGGGCAACGGCCAGTACCTCTGGCTGGAGATGGACGTGATCGAGGGCTCCCACCAGGGCCGCAAGATCTGGGACCAGATCAACCTGGTAAACCCGAACCAGCAGACGGTGGAGATCGCCCAGCGCACCCTCTCCGCCATCTGCCACGCCGTTGGCCAGCTGCAGGTCAGCGACAGCGAGCAGCTGCACTTCCATCCCCTGCAGGTGACCTTGGCCGTCGAGCCCGACAGCCGCGACAAGCATCTCCCGCCGCAGGAACAGCGCAAGCAGAACAAGGTGAAGGGCTACGCCCCGCTGGGTGGCGCCGCCACGGCGCGTCCGGCCGCAGCACCGCCCGCCGCAGCTGCCCGTCCCGCCGCCCCGCCGCCGCGGCCGGCGCCGACGGCCTCGGCGACGCCCCCCTGGCGGCGGGCGGGGTGAGCATGGCCGAGCTGCCCGCCCCCACCAGCCCGACCGTGGACGCCATCTATGCCGCCTATGAGGCGGCGGCGGACCACGGCTATCGGGAGCACCTCGGCGCCTCGCTGATCGGCACCGAGTGCGAGCGCGCCATCTGGTACAGCTTCCGCTGGGCCACCCGGGCGCGGCACTCGGGCCGGCTGCTGCGGCTGTTCGAGACCGGCAACCTGGCGGAGGCCCGCTTCGTCGCGGACCTCCGCCGGGTTGGGGTCACCGTGCTCGAGGTCGACCCCGCCACCGGGCGGCAGTGGAAGCTCCGCGATGCCAGCGGCCACTTCGGCGGCAGCATGGACGCGGTGGCGCTCGGCCTGCTGGAGGCCCCGAAGACCTGGCACGTCTGCGAGTTCAAGACCCACAGCGCCAAGTCCTTCGCCAAGCTGAAGGCGGAGGGTGTCGCGGTCTCCAAGCCACTGCACTGGGCGCAGATGCAGGCCTACATGCAGCTGGCCGGGCTCGACCGGGCCTTCTACCTGGCCGTCTGCAAGGACACGGATGAGCTCTACCAGGAGCGCATCCACCACGATGCCGAGGCCGGGCTGCGGATCCTGGCCAAGGCGCAGCGGATCGTCGACGCGCCGCGCCCGCCGACCCGGATCAGTGCCGATCCGGCCTGGTGGCAGTGCCGGTTCTGCGATCACCACGCCATCTGCCATGGCGAGGCCACCCCGGAGCGGCACTGCCGCTCCTGCCTGCACGCCACCCCCGTCACGGACGGCGCCTGGCACTGCGCTCGCCATGGCGTCCCGATCAGCCGGCGCGAGCAGGAGGCCGGCTGCGCCGCGCATCTCTTCATCCCGGACTTCGTCCCCGCCGAGCAGATCGACGCCGGCGAGGACTGGGTGAGCTACCGCCTGCCTGATGGCAGCGAGTGGCGCGACGGGATCCCGACCAATCCGATCAGCCAGACGCAGGAGATGTTCCATGCCGCTTGATGCGACCCCCAGCGTCGTCCTGAAGCCGCTGTCCTTCGTCTCCGCCTTCCACGAGGTGCGGCCGCTGAACCCGGCCTATGTGGAGCGGCTGCGGCAGAAGGTGCGCGCCATCGGCGTGAAGCCCTATCCGCTGTCCGTCACCCCGGCCGGGCTGCTGTTCGGCGGGCGGCACCGCTACGAGGCCTTCAAGGCCGAGGGCATCACCGAGTGCCTGATGCACATCTCGGAGCCGGCCAGCCTGGACCGCGAGGCCATCGAGCTGAACCGGGCCAGCGAAGACGCCCTGCCGATGACCTTCGTCGACTACGCCGAGATGGTCTGGCGGAAGCAGGCGGCCGGTGTGACCCAGAAGGCGATCGCCGACGAGCTCGGTTGGAGCAGCCAGAAGACGAATGATTATGCCAACCTGAAACGCATCGCTCCCGAGGCCTGGGAGGTCGTATCCGCCACTTTGCGCGAGATGGCGGAGACCACAACCGGGGAGGTGGCGGAGACGAAATCCGCCACGGCGGATTTCTCCGAGCGCCTCCTCCGAGAGATCACCGCTCTTGCGGCGCACCAGCAGCTGGATCTGGTACAGGACCTCGCCGCCGGGCGGATCAACAAGAACAAGTTCCGCGCCCAGGCCGAGGCGTATCGCACCCGCAACGCGATCCAGGGCTGGGTGCGGGACCAGCTCGGCGACATCGATCCGGAGATCATCGACGAGGCCGCGGCGGAGGTCGCGCGTGGCGCCTATGACGCCGAATGGAAGGCCTTCGCCGAGCAGGGCACCGACCTGGCCAAGCTCAACCGGCTGGTTGAGGCGGCACGCGCCCGCTTTGCCAAGAAGCACAGCCTCATCCTGATCCAGGGCGACTTCCACGAGGAGATCGCCAAGCTGGGCGACGCCTCGGTGGACGCCGTCATCACCGATCCGCCCTACCGGATCAGCACCGACCGGATCTACCGCCTCGCCAGCCAGGCCGACTGGAACAAGAACTTTGGCGCCTGGGACAACCAGCCCGAGGGCGAGTTCCTCGCCGACATCCGCCGCTGGGCGGAGGCCTTCTTCCGGGTGATGAAGCCCGGCGCCTCCGGCTTCATGTTCGTCGGCGAGCCCTACCTGAACATCGCCCAGGCGCTGTTCGATGCCGCCGGCTTCGAGATCAAGGGCAGCTTCTTCTGGTGCCGCAGCAATCCCGGCACCTCCGTCACCAAGGCCGACTTCATGCCGGCCATGGACCACGCCATCCAGTTCGTGAAGCCCGGCGCCCGTCGCACCTTCAACTATCCAGGCGAGCCGGAGGGCTTCAACTGGTTCCAGTCGCCGATCTGCGGCGGGCATGAGCGCCTGAAAACCCCGAAGGGCGAGACGCTCCACCCGACCCAGAAGCCGGAGGCGGTGATCCGGCACCTGATGGACCTGATCAGCCTACCGGGCGACCTGGTGCTCGACGGTTTCATGGGCACCGGCACGACAGGGAAGGTGGCGCGCGACACCGGCCGCCGGTTCATCGGCATCGAGCAGGACGCCGGCTTCTTCGCCGCGGCCAAGGCACGGGTGGAGAGCTGAGCCAGTGAGCGACGGCACCAACCCCATGCGCTGGAACTGCGCGATCCGTGGCTGCTTCAACCAGCTGCGCCGCCCGAAGATCGAGCATTTCGCCGCCTGCTTCCCGGGGCGGATCGCGATGAGCGACATCGACGCCACCGTGGAGGTGAACGGGCACTTCGTCTTTCTGGAGATGAAGGGCCACCAGGGCGACATCCCGCGCGGCCAGCGCATCTACTTCGAGCGCCTCACCCGACTATCGGCGCGGATCTCGTTGCTGATCCTCTGCGGCGACGCCGAGACCATGCAGTGCGAGGCGATCCGTTGGATCTACAACGGTCAGCTCAGCGATTGGCAGCCGGCGACGTTCGAAGACGTTGTCGGGCTGCTGAACAAATTCGCGAACTGGGCGCAGGTGCAGGGAGCCGCGGCATGACCCTCTCCCTCCGCCCCTACCAGCGCGGCGCCATCGAGGCGCTCTACGACTACTTCGCCGGGAACACCGGCAACCCGTTGGTGGTGATGCCGACCGGGACGGGCAAGAGCGTGGTCATCGCCGGCTTCGTCCGCGAAGCCATCGCTGCCTGGTCCGACACCCGGGTGCTGGTCCTCACCCACGTCAAGGAGCTGATCTCCCAGAACTTCCAGGCGCTGCTGCGCGCCTGGCCGGACGCGCCGGCCGGCATCTACTCGGCCGGCCTTTCCCGCCGCGACATCCGCGCCCAGGTGCTGTTCGCCGGCATCCAGTCCATCCACCGGCACGCTTACCAGGTACAGCGCTGCGACCTCGTCTTGATCGACGAGGCTCATCTGCTCGGTCGCGGCGATAGCGGCATGTATCGCTCCTTCCTGAAGCAGCTGAACGAGATCAATGCCGGGCTGCTGAAGGTGGTGGGCTTCACCGCCACGCCCTACCGGCTGGACAGCGGCCTGCTGCACGAAGGCAAGGACCGGCTGTTCACCGATATCGCCTACGAGGTGCCGGTCCTGGACATGATCCGGCAGGGCTACCTCTGCCCCGTGGTGCCGAAGCGGACCGAGACGCAGCTCGACGTCGCCGGCGTCGGTACCCGCGGCGGGGAGTTCATCGCCAAGGACCTCGAGGCGGCGGTGGACCGCGACGAGGTGACCCGGGCGGCGGTGGCGGAGATCGTCCGGCACGGCGAGGGCCGCGGCTCCTGGCTGGTGTTCTGCTCCGGTGTGGCCCATGCCCGGCATGTCCGGGACGCCATCCGCGAGCACGGCATCTCCTGCGAGACCGTCACCGGCGACACGCCCGCCGCCGAGCGCGACGGCATCCTGACCGCCTTCAAGGCGGGGCGGCTGCGCTGCGTCACCAATGCCAACGTGCTCACCACCGGCTTCGACGCGCCGGGGACGGATCTGATCGCCCTCCTGCGGCCCACCAAGAGCGTCGGGCTCTACGTCCAGATGGTCGGCCGCGGCACCCGGCTCGCCGAGGGCAAGGAGGACTGCCTGGTCCTCGACTTCGCTGGGAACACCGCCCGCCACGGCCCGATCGACATGGTGGACGGCCGCCGGAAGGAGAAGTCCGAGGAGGCTGGCGAGGCGCCCATCAAGGTCTGCCCGGAGTGCCAGACCATCAACCACGCCAGCGCGCGGCGCTGCATCGAGTGCGATTTCGAGTTCCCGCCGCCGGCGGTGAAGGTGGCGCCGCAGGCGGCCTCGAACGCCCTGCTGTCGACGCAGATCCAGGCAGCCTGGTGCGACGTGACGGGCGTCAGCTACGCCCGCCACGAGAAGCCCGGCAAGCCACCTTCGCTGCGCGTCACCTATGAGTGTGGCCTGGCGCGGCACAGCGAATGGGTCTGCTTCGAGCACACCGGCTTTCCCCGCGAGAAGGCCTGCTCCTGGTGGCGGCGGCGTGCGCCGCAGCTGCCAGCCCCGTCGAGCGTGGACGAGGCGCTGCAGCACATTGACGCCCTGCGTCAGCCGATCGCGATCCAGGTGCGGCCCGCCGGCCAGTACACCGAGATCGCCGCCGCGAGGTTCGTGTGAGATGCCGAACCTGCGCCCGCCCCGCCTGGCACTGGCTCTGGTGGCACCCTGCACGCCCGCTGCGGGTGCATTGGACCGTGCCGAGCTGTTCGCCCTTCTGCCTCAGCCTCTGGAGGGAACGCCGCATGGTTGATCCCAATGACCAGGAAGTCGCCGCCATGCGCGCTGCCGGTGACATCGCCGGCCAGTTCATCGACGCTGTCGACCGCACCGACATGGCGACCTGGTCGCCGGAGGACTGGCGCGGCTTCATCGAGGCGATCTGCAGCGCCTATGTCGATGCGCTCATCGAGCAGCAGATCGCCATCAACATCGCCCTGTCCAAGGTGCAGGGGGTGCCGGGATGAGCGCCCCGCCGAACTTCATGGCGGACTACGGCGAGCGGCTGGTCGACAACGGCTATCCCGTCATCCCCATCATGCCGGGCAGTAAGGTGCCGGGGCGGTACCAGAGCGGGCAGTGGTTGCCCTATCCTGACTGGGCCCGGCATTGCGACCGCACGACCAAGCCCTTCGAGGTCGACATCTGGCAGCGCTGGCCGGGCTGCGGCGTCGGCATCGCGGCCGGCGCTGTGGTAGGGATCGACATCGACGTCCTGGACGGGGCGCTGTCGATCCAGCTCGGCGAGCTGGCAGCGCAGATGCTGGGCGACACGCCCTGCTGGCGGGTCGGCCGCGCCCCGAAGCGCCTGCTGGTCTACCGGGCCGAGAGCTCCTTCGCCGGCCGTAAGCGCCATCCGCTCGAGCTCCTGGCGCGTGGCCAGCAGTTCGTCGCCTATGCCATCCACCCGGACACCGGCCAGCCCTATGCCTGGCCGGAGTCCAACCTGCTGGACGTGCCCCTGGATCGGCTGCCGGCGGTGGACGAGGCGTCTTGTCTCGCCTTCCTCGACGCCGCCTGGGGGCTGATCCCGGACGAGATCCGCGTCAACTCGATCCTGGCGGAGGCGCCCAGCAGCACCTGGCACGGGCCGAGCGACCCGAAGGGCACGCACGAGGCGATCGCGGCGGCGCTGGCCTGGCTGCCGAACGACGACCTACCCGGGAATGAGTGGATCACCGTCGGCGCGGCCATCAAGGCGGCGCTCGGCGAGGAGGGCCGCGACCTCTGGCTCGACTGGTCCCGGCAGTCCCGGAAGTCGGGCCAGTCCGGCCGCGCCGACACCCCAGAGCGGCGCTGGGCCTCGCTGCGGCCGCACAGCGCCGGCGCCGGGAAGATCTACTGGCTGGCGGCGCGGCGCGGCTGGGTGCCGGATCCGGCGCTCACCCTGAACGGCACCGTTGCGGAGCAAATGGCCCAGCAGCACCCCGCCGCGGCTTTGCTCGCCAAGGCAGAGGCTACGCCGCTGCCGCCGGCGCCCGAGCCGAAGCCGTACCGGGTGCCGGCGGAGGTGCTGGAGGTGGATGGGGCGCTGCGGCTGTTCCTGGACTATGCCACCCGCAGCGCGGTCAGCCCGCAGCCCTTCCTGGCCCTGGGCGCGGCCATCTGCCTGGTCGGCGCCGTCGCCGGGCGGCGCTACCGCACCCCCACCGACCTGCGCAGCAACGTCTACGCCATCGGCATCGCCGACAGCGGCGGCGGCAAGGACCACGCCCGCCGCTGCGTGAAGCGGGCGCTCTACGCCGCCGGGCTCGATCGCTACCTCGGCGGCGAGGACCTGGCCTCCTCGGCCGGGCTGCTCACCTCGCTGCAGCGGCATCCCGCCCGGCTGTTCCAGGTGGACGAGTTCGGCCAGTTCTTGAAGCTGGTCCTCGCCCCCCGGGCGCCGGCGCACAAGGCCGCCATCTGGGCGGAGCTGACCAAGCTCTACACCTCGGCGGCCGAGCCCTACATCGGCGCCGAATACGCCGACCAGAAGGCGCGGCCGCGGGTCACCATCGAGCAGCCCTGCGCCTGCCTCTGGGGCGTCACCGTCCCCGGTCCCTTCTGGTCGGCCTTGGAGGGCGGCGCGCTGGCGGATGGCTCGATGGCGCGCTTCCTGGTCTTCCTCACCGAAGAGGACTACCCGGAGCGCAACGAAGCCCCGGCGGCCATGGATCCACCGCTCGACCTGGTCGCCGCCCTGCAGGGGATCGCCCGTGGCGTGCCCGGCCACAGCCATGGCGGGAACCTGGCCGAGGCGATGGAGTCCTCGGCGCCGATCCACGCCTACACCGTGCCCCTCTGCCCCGACGCGGAGGTCGCCATGGCGGCCGTGCGGCGAGACGCCACGGAGCTGCTGCGCGCGCACCGCGGCACCTACGCCACCGCCCTGTTCGGCCGCTATGCGGAGAACGCCGCGAAGCTGGCCATGATCGCCGCCGTCAGCCGCGATCCGGCGCGGCCGGTGACGGAGGCCCGCGACGTCACCTGGGCTGCAAAGCTCGTCGAGCACTGCATCGGCACGCTGCTGCAGGAAGCGGAGCGGCGTGTGGCCGACAACGATACCGAGGCGAACCATAAGCGGGTGCTAGAGATCATCCGCAGTGCCGGCACCATCACGCGCAATGTGCTGGTGCGAAAGACGCAGTTCCTGTCGAAGCGCGAGCGCGAGGAAATCTTCGAGGCGCTTGTCGAGGGGGAGCTGGTCGCGAAGACCATACAGCGGAGCGCCACGAAGCCGGTCGTTCTCTTCACCTTCTGCAAAATACCGTCCGACGACACAGCAGGAGATCCGTCAGCATGACGAATTCGAATTCGTCAACGCGCCGGAAGCACGCCAAACCAGCCTATGAGGCCAGTTTCCGGGCGCGCGCGCGAATACGTCAATACGTCACGCGGGCGCGCAGGCAGATATGCGCGGGCCAGGCGTGGCGAGGAGAGATACCCCTTGATGGATTGATGTATTGATGAATCTCCCCCCTCTCTCTTCGAGCGCGCACGCGCGCGAGCGCCGCACCCACCAAATGCCGGCCGCGGTTCTGGACGGTGCTCCCCGCCCGCCGCGCTCCTGCCTTGACCGCGGGACGCGCAGCTCCACCACCAGCCCCGAGATGGAGGCGCTGCGCCGGCGCGTCTGGCGCGAGCAAGGCGTGGCCTCGCTGGCCATCGACGACCTCACCGATCCCTGGCTGCGCCAGGCGATCCAGAACGAAGCCACGCGGCGCTGGGGGCCGCGCAATGCAGGGGGACGTGATCATGGCCGGTAAGCGAAAAGCTAAGCGCACCGAGCGCGAGGATCTGTCGAAGCCCTCGAAGTGGCGCCTGCAGCATGGCGGCTTCTGCGAGCCGGTCCGCGAGGCCGATCCGGAGACGGGCAGCCCGGTGCAGCACCGACGCGCTGTTGACACGCTCGGTCTGATGCTCGCCAACGGCAGCATCACGCCGGAAATGCACGAGGCGGGATGCATCTTCCGGACGCTGTTCCGTAGCGCCGCGATCGACAGCATGTCCACCTCGCAGCTGATCCGCCTGCCGCGCTCGACGGCCGACCGGCTGTCGAACCGCCAGATCGACGCCCGACGCCGCGTGGCGGAGGCGCTCGATGCCCTCGGCGGGCACGACAGCCCGGCGGGCTCCTGCGCGTGGTTTATCATCGGTCTGGAATGCTCGGTGCGAGAATGGGCGCAGCGGCGTGGCTGGGGCGGCAGGCCAGTGTCGCAGCCCATCGCGGGCGGCATCCTGGTCGCTGCCCTCGGCACGCTGGCGATGCACTTCGGGCTGATGCCGCGGGTGCAGGCGGCGTGAGATGGTTGCGCCCGAGTGCCGCTGTCACGATGGTTTTCAGCCTGGCGCTCGCTCAGGATGAATGCCTGCTTGGGGCGGGGAGGAAGCGTACCTCCCTGCTGCGGGACCATTGCGAAAACGGTCTACTGCTGGGCGGCGCTGGTAAGCTTCGTGGAAAGCTCTAGATACCGCCTACGCAAGTGACCGGGTCATACGGATGCTACTCCATGAGGACTGCCTCAAGCTGCCAGTCAGCCGCTTCGGGAGGGCGCTTGCCGTTGTGCTCTCGGCGATGATGCCCGAGCTAGCCACGGCGCAGCCGTTGAGTTGGCTGTGCGTTATGGAGGGTGGGGCCGGGGTCGCCTATGACACGGCCTCGAGGCGATGGGAGGCGACAACCTTCACAAACGCTGCTGGCCAGCGATGGCTTATCCGGCCGGCAAGCTCGGCCGAAGCTACGGCTTGGTCCAAGACCAACCCTGCCAGCCACGTCGTGATCCGGATAGGTAGTCAGGCGCCAGTCTCGTTCTGCTCTGGGCCCTACGGCACCGCATCGGAGCGTACCTTTGTCTGCCATGGAATCTACGACTTCACCTTCAGCCCCGACACGCTTCGTGTGCTCGGTGCTTATCTCTCTGGATTCGTCCATTTCGAGCCAGGCAAGGAAAACGCGAATAACCCGGCGCTCCTCTTCGGCTACTGCTCCCCCATGTAAGCCCGCAGGCGAGCTGACCGAAGTCCGCTGGCGTCCTCTGACGGGTTCGCGTGCATGCCGACTTGCCTGCATGCACGCGAACCCACTGGAAAGGTCGCCTTCGAGTCTGATGCGGCGGACCTAGCCGGACAATGAGATCTCGGTGCACCTGAGATCGCCGTTGCAATTCAACCCGTGGCGGCGCGCAAATCGAGTTGGCTATGATGGTGACACGTCGAGAAGGTGCGTCGAGCACCGCGGCTCCCGAGCCACTCGCCAGCTGATCAGCTACTGTGACTCTCGAGCCGCAGGGTCCTTCCTACGCCCGCTGTATGCGGGGAGCGGAAGCGCGCAACATTCCTAGCGCCAGGCTGTTTTTTCAGGTTGCCACGGCGCCGTATTGCCAGCCTCCCCGGGCGGCATTCCTCACCACCACCATCCATTTCAGCAGGTGCGCATGCCCCAGGCCCAATGGTCTGCGAGCGCCGTCGAGGCGCGCGCGGTCGCCGCACTGCTGCCCTATGCCGGGAACGCGCGCACGCATTCCGCCGAGCAGGTGGCGCAGATCGCCGCCAGCATTCTCGAGTTCGGCTTCGTGGCGCCGGTGCTGGTGGATGAGCGCGGCGAGATCATCGCCGGCCATGGCCGGCTGCAAGCCGCCAAATCCCTGGGCCTGGACACCGTCCCGACGATCACCCGCGCCGGCCTCACCGAGGCGCAGAAGGCTGCGTACCGCTTGGCGGACAACCGCATCGCGCTGAACGCCGGCTGGGACGAGGCATTACTGGCGGCCGAGATCGCCAAGCTACAGGAGATGGGCGGCCTCGACCTGGCGCTCACCGGCTTCGATGCTGGAGAACTCGATCGGCTGCTGGCCGGCATGGAGCCGGTGGCAACTGACCCTGGCAACGGGCCGCTTTCCAGCCTGGCCGTTGCCAGCGGCGATGCGACTGGCAACGATGCGCCGGCGGACGATCCCGCTGATGCCGATCCGGAGCCGCCGCGCCAGACCGTCACCCGCCCGGGCGACCTCTGGCTGCTCGGCGAGCACCGCCTCCTCTGCGGCGACAGCACCGACGCCGCCTCCGTGGCGCGCGTCATGGGCGATGACCGCGCGGCGGTGTTGTTCACCAGCCCGCCCTATGGGAACCAGCGCGACTACACCACCGGCGGGGGCACGGATTGGGATGCTCTGATGCAGGGCGTGTTCCAGCACCTCGACGCCGCCATGCAGCAAGACGGCCAGGTGCTGGTGAATCTCGGGCTCATCTACCGGGACAGCGAATGGATCCCGTATTGGTCCGGCTGGCTCGATTGGATGCGAGCGCGTGGCTGGCGCCGGTTCGGGCTATACACCTGGGACCAGGGGCCCGGCCTGCCCGGCGACTGGAACGGCAGGCTGGCGCCGGCCTTCGAGTTCATTTTCCATTTCAACCGCCAGGCCCGGCAGGCGAACAAGATCGTCCCCTGCAAATGGGCAGGCACGCCGAACAAGGGCAGCGGGCTGCGCGCCGCCGACGGCACCATCTCGGAATACCAGCATGCCGGGCTGCCGGTGCAGGACTTCCGGATCCCCGACAACGTGCTGCGCCTGACCCGCCACAAGGGCCGCGGCATCGAGACCGAGCACCCAGCGGTGTTCCCGGTGGTGCTGCCCGAGTTCCTGATGCGCACCTACACCGACGAGGGCGAGGTCGTGTTCGAGCCCTTCGGCGGCAGCGGCACCACGATCCTGGCCGGCCAGCGCACCGGCCGTCGCGTGTGCGCGATCGAGCTGGCGCCGGCCTATGTCGATCTGGCGATCGCCCGCTGGCGGATGCTGCATCCTGACCTGCCGGTGACTCTCGCCGACGACGGTCGCGAATACGACGCCGTTGCCGCGGCCCGGATGGAGGCCACCGCCGATGCGGCATGACCTTCAGTTGGAGATGATGCCGGTGGCATCGCTCGCGCCCTATGCGGCCAATGCACGCATGCACCCCACCGAGCAGGTGGCGCAGCTGGCGGCGTCGATCGCGGAGTTCGGCTTCAACGTGCCGGTGCTGGTGGATGATGCCGGCGTGCTGATCGCGGGCCATGGTCGCGTCCTGGCAGCGAAGGCCCTCGGGCTCGATGCGGTGCCTGCCATCCGGCTCGGCCATCTGACTGAGGCGCAGGCGAAGGCCTTTCGGCTGGCGGACAACCAGCTGGCGCTGAACTCGACCTGGGACGAGAGCCTGCTCGCCGCCGAACTGCGGGAGCTGCGCGCGGACGAATTCGACCTCGGCCTTATCGGCTTCGACCAGGCGGCGCTGGATCGCTTGCTGGCCGACGGCGGCGGCGATGAACCTGCTGCCGCTGGCGATCCCGATGCACCGGCGCCGGAGCCACCGACCATCCCCGTCACGCGGTCCGGCGACCTCTGGCTGCTGGGTCCGCATCGCCTGCTCTGCGGCGATGCCACCAGCACGGCAGACGTGGCCCGGCTGCTGGACGGTACGGCCCCGCATTTGATGATCACCGACCCGCCCTACGGGGTGAACTACGATCCGGAATGGCGAAACGAGGCCGGCGTCTCCGCGACGATGCGCACCGGCAAGGTGGCGAATGACGACCGCGCCGACTGGCGCCAAGCCTGGGCGCTGTTCCCCGGCGACGTCGCCTATGTCTGGCATGCCGGCGTGCACTCCCGCACGGTGATCGACAGCCTCGAGGCGACAGGCTTCGTGATCCGCAGCCAGATCGTCTGGGCCAAGTCGCGCTTCGTGCTGGGGCGCGGGGACTACCACTGGCAGCACGAGCCCTGCCTCTATGCGGTGCGCAAGGGCGCGACCGGCCACTGGCAGGGCGCGCGGGACCAGGCGACGCTCTGGGCGATCAGCAATGGCGGCGACGAGGATGCAGCCACCGTGCACGGCACGCAGAAGCCGGTTGAATGTATGCGCCGCCCGATCATCAACAACAGCGCGGCCGGCGAGGTGATCTACGATCCCTTCCTCGGCAGCGGCACGACGCTGATCGCCGCCGAGACGACGGGACGGGTCTGCCACGCGGTGGATATCGATCCCCGCTATGTCGATGTGGCGATCCAGCGTTGGCAGAACCTCACCGGCAAGGCGGCGGTTCTGTTCGGAGAGGAACGCGTATTCCGGGACGTAGCCGCCGCGCGTGGTGTCGCGCTCGCGGCGTGATGCGTCAGCGGTGTGCCGTTGCGGCCTTCCGGGCCGCGTCGAATGCGGCGATGGCAGCAGGCCAGTCCAGGCTGGCGCTGTTGCCGAGCATCTGTATCGGCGCGAGGGCCACGCGGCGGCGCGACCAGTAGTTTCCGTCCAGCGTGGCGAGCCAGCCTGCGAGGCCCTGCGCGGCAAGCGCCGCGGCGGCGGCTTCGACCTCTGCCTCGCTGGGCGGTGCGGCGCGGCCCATGGTCACGTGGCGGCCATCCTGCGCGAGGATGATCCAGCGGCGTTCGGAGGGCATCAACCCTCCTCCTTCTCGGTCTGCCAAGTGGCATATTCGACCGTGGCGTAGATCGCCCGCCCGTCGCTGGCGGTGCAGACCTGGATGGTCGCGCGGCCCACGCTGTCGGTGCTGCGCGGCGCGGTGGTGAGAAGCTGCTGCCAGGCTGCGCGATCCTGCGGGCCTTCGGCGGTTTCATGCGGGAGGATGGTCATCTTCGTCTCCGTCTGGCGGGGCGGGATGCCCTGCGCGTGACGGACGATTCGCGCTGTGTCGGAACACAGCCAACTCGATAAAGCGCCGAGGATCTGGATGATCCCCGGCGCTCCTGATCATGTTCAGTGGCGTGGCTGCGATGCTTCACTCAACGATGCGGTAGATCGTGAAGCTTCCGCGCGCTCCTTCCTTGTTGGGACCGACCTGGCGGACCCGCTCCATCACCTCGACCGCGTGACCCTTCTTCTTCAGCCCGGCGAAGAATCCGCGTACCGTGTGCTGTGCCCAGCCCGTCGCTTCGGCGATCTGCGCGACCGTGGCGCCCTCGGGGCGGCGCAGCATGGCCAGCACCTGCTCCTGCTTCGTGCCCTCGCGCGGCTTGCGCGGCGCGCCAGGCTCGCGCGGCGTGCGGGCGAGCTTTCCGGCAAGCAGGATGCGCAGTGCCGCCATCGGCGCGTCCAGGGCGCCGATCAGGTCGCCATCATGCGTCCCGAAGCGAGCCGCTTGGTCGTCCCAGGCGGCGAGGATGGCCGCGGCAGTGTCGCGCAGGCTGGCGCGCGGCGTGGCGGCGCGTGCCGCCAGGGCCTGGTCGAGCAGGGCGATCTCCTCCGTCAGGGGCGCGGCGTGTGCGGCTTCGTTGGAGGGCGCGGGGCGTTCCCCTGCCGCGTCGTCCGTCGCCACCGTGGGCGCCGTGTCGGCCACCGCGTCGCCCTCATTCGGGTCGATGCCGATGGCCCGCAGCCCCTCGTCCGTGATGCGCGCCACAATCCAGGTGCCGTCATCATCCTGCCGCCAGCCGAGGCCGACATGCTCCCGCGGCGCGTTGATCTCGGTGAGCAGGTTGTTCTTGATCAGGCTGCGGAACACCGCGTTGCGGGCGGCGGCGGGCAGGGTCTTCGGCGCGCGGGCGAGGCCCATTTCGTGCTGCGCGGCGGCGCTGAGGATGATGCGCTGGCTGTCGGAAAGCTTGGTCATCGCGGTGGTCTCCGGTTCCGGGTGCCGGTCATCGGCCCCTACTGCCGGGAGCCCCGCCGGGCAGAACCCGGTCGGGGCGGTGCGGGGGCAGCCCGCTTCAGGCTTCGTATTCGCCGCGGCGGAAATGCTGGTCCGCGATGTCCTTCAGCTTCGCGGTGGCATCCGAAAGCCAGGCCGCTTCGCCCCAAAGCACCGTCTCGGGATCCGCTCCGAAATGATCCTCGCTGGCCTGGTTGAGTTCCGTGAGGAGGGCGTCGAATTCCGCCTTCTTCGCGAGGAAGGCGGCCAGGCTGTTTTCCTGGTTGCGGGCGGTGCGGTCGGTCATGCTGGTCTCCGTCGTGTTGCAGGGCGTGATGCTCTGCGTATGACGGACCATTCGCGCTGCGCCGCGCACGAGCCAAGCGCATCTCGCGCTCATGGAATTGCTATGATCGGAGGGGTTCGATCACATCATGATCGTAGCCGCTTCCGACGCGCTGGTGCCCTCGCAGCGCGAGGTGGCACGCCGGCTGGGTATCTCGCACACCGCGCTGCAGAAAGCCGCGCAATCGGGCCGCATCGCCCAGGAGCCGGGCGGCGGCTGGGACGTCGAGAAGGTGCGCGCGCGGCTCGCCGCGAGCAGCGATCCGGCGCGCAAGACGGCGGCCATGGTGGCGCCGGTACCGGCACAGCCTTCGCCCTCGCCCTCGCCACCGCCGCGGCCGGCATTCGTCGTCCCGCCCATGCCCGAGCCGCTGCCCACGCCATCCGCGGGCGGCAGCAGCTTCCACAATGCGCGTACCGCCAACGAGATGCTCAAGGCGCAGGAGCGCAAGCTCCGGCTCGATGAGCGTCGTGGCCAGCTGGTCGAGAAGGCGCGCGCGCTCATGCTGGTGCACCGGCTCGCCAAGGAGGAGCGCGATGCCATCCTCGCCTGGCCGGCCCGGATCGCCGCCGAGCTGGCGGCCGAACTGGGTGTCGACGCGCATCGGCTGCAGACGCTGATGGATGCCCGGCTGCGGCAGCACCTGGCCGAGCGCAACGACATCCGCGTGGCGGTCGCATGACGACCGGCGAGCAGATCATCGCCGAGCTTGGCGGCTTCGACGGCGCCGCCGAGATTCTGCAGGCGTGGCGCGATGGCATGGCGCCGGAGCCGGCGTTGCTCGTCTCGGACTGGGCCGACAAGCATCGCATGCTTGGCTCCCGCGGCAGCGCCGAGCCCGGGCCGTGGCGCACGAACCGCACGCCCTATCTGCGCGACGTGATGGATGCGCTGTCGCCGGCTCATCCGGCCCGGCGCGTGGTCTTCATGAAGGGGGCACAGGTCGGCGGCACGGAATGCGGCAATAACTGGATTGGCTACGTCATCCACCACGCGCCGGGCCCGATGCTCGCGGTGCAGCCGACCACGGAACTGGCCAAGCGCTTCTCCGACCAGCGCATTGACCCGCTGGTGGAGGAGACGCCGGCCATCCGCCAGCGCGTCGCGCCGGCCCGCTCGCGGGACAGCGGCAATCGTCAGCTCAGCAAGGAGTTCCCTGGCGGCCAGCTGGTGATGACCGGCGCCAACAGCGCGGTCGGGCTGCGCTCCATGTCGGCCCGGTTCCTATTCCTCGACGAAGTCGACGCTTATCCCGGCGATGTCGAGGGCGAGGGTGACCCCGTCGCGCTGGCCGAGGCCCGGGCACGGACCTTTGGCTGGCGCCGCAAGACGCTGCTGGTGTCGACGCCCACCATCTCCGGCCTGTCGCGCATCGAGCGGGAGTATCTGGCCAGCGACCAGCGTCGCTTCTTCCTGCCCTGCCCACACTGCGCCGCGATGCAATGGCTGCGCTTCGAGCGGCTGGTCTGGGAGAAGGGCGAGCCGGACACCGCCCGCTATCTGTGCGAGGCCTGCGACGGCGCGATTGGCGAGCAGCATAAGACCACCATGCTGGCCGGCGGCGAATGGCGTCCCACCGCCATCCCGCAGGATCCGCACGCGATCGGCTTCCATATTTCGGCGCTCTACTCGCCGGTCGGCTGGTTCTCCTGGTCGCAGGCGGTGCGGGATTGGGAGGCAGCCCAGGGCGACGACCGCGCCATCAAGACGTTTCGCAACACCGTGCTGGGCGAGACCTGGCAGGAGAGCGGCGAGGCACCCGACTGGCAGCGCCTCTATGATCGGCGCGAGGAATGGGAACCCGGCACCGTCCCTGAGGGCGGGCTGCTGCTCACCGCCGGCGTCGACGTCCAGCGCGATCGGCTCGAGGCCAGCATTTGGGCCTGGGCGCAGGACCGGCAGTCATGGCTGGTCGAGCATCGCGTTCTCGCAGGAAATCCCTTCGAGACGGCGGTCTGGGACGAGCTGCGGGCGCTGCTGGGCGAAACCTGGCGGCACGCCTCCGGGCATCGCCTGCCCATCGCCATGGCGGCGATCGACAGCGGCGACGGCATGACCACGGCGGAGGTCTATTCCTTTGTCCGTAAGGCTGGTGCCGGGCGGGCCATCGCGGTGAAGGGTCAGGACGGGCTGCGAGCCGCGATCGGCCAGCCCTCCGCCACGGAGGTGCGCCGCAATGGCCGCAAGCTGGGCGGGCTGAAGCTCTGGCCGGTGGGGTCGTCCTTCCTGAAGGGCGAGACCTACGGCTGGCTGAAACTGGAGCGGCCGACCGCGGAAAGCGGCGATCCGTTCCCGCCAGGCTTCGTGCATCTGCCGATGCACGCGGCCGGCGAGGAATTCTGCCGCCAGCTGACCGCCGAGCAGTTCGTCGCCCGCGCTGGCCGCAACGGCTTTCGGCGTCTGGAATGGGTCAAGGCCCGCGAGAGGAACGAGGCACTGGATTGCCGAGTCTATGCCCGCGCCGCCGCGGCGGCCCTCGGCATGGATGGCTGGGGCGACGGGCGCTGGGCGCGGATGGCGGATGCGCTGTCGCTACCGGCCCCGGAACCCGCCGCACCGATCCAGGCCAACGGCACTGCACCGGCCACCACCACGCGCCCATCCGGCTGGCTCGCGCCGCGCGGCAACTGGCTTCGATAGGGAGGACGATCATGGATCCGACCGTCCTCGCCTGGGCGCTGGCGCAGCCCGCTGGCACCCGTGCCGCCGTGCTGGCCGCGGCCTTCACTGGCGGCACCACCCGCGTGACCTTCGATGGGCGCACGGTGGAGTACCGCAGTCTCGACGAGCTCGGCCGCGCCCTGTCGGTGCTGCACGCCGCTGAGAACGCCGCCGCACGCCGCCCCAGCGTCACCCTCGCCAGCTTCTCTCGTGAGGGAAGCTGGTGATGGGTCGTCTCCGCGATGCCTGGCACGCGCTGCGGGGCTATGCCGCCGCCCAGGACAGCCGCGCCTCGAGCTGGGCGGCGTCTGGCGGCAGCGCCACCGCCGAGGTCGGCGCCGCCGCACCCACAGTCGCGCGCCGCGCCCGCGACGCCGTGCGCAACGACCCATATGCCGCCCGCATCGTGGATCTGTGGACCGGTAACGCGGTCGGCGCCGGCATCACCACCCGCTGGCCCGACAAGCCGCATGCGGAGGCCTGGCGCCGCTGGTCCGACAGCACCGCCTGCGACGCCGAGGGGCGGCTGGACCTTTACGGCCTGCAGGCGCTGGTCATGCGCGCCGTGGTCGAGAGCGGCGAATGCTTCGTGCGCATGCTCCCCACGGACATCACGCTCGCCAACCCGATCGGCCTGCGGCTCCAGGTGCTGGAGAGCGATCACCTCGACGTAGCGCGGCAGGGCGTGATCGACGGCGTCCCCACGCTGCAGGGCATCGGCCTTGGCGAGGCCGGGGAGCCGGTCGGCTATTGGCTGCATCGCGTCCACCCCGGCGCGTCCTGGGTGCTGCCGGGGGGCGCCACCTGGCTGAGCAGCCAGCGCGTCCCCGCACGCGACGTGCTGCACATCTACCGCAAGCGCCGCCCCGGCCAGCTGCGCGACGTCTCCTGGCTGGCGTCGGTGCTGACGCGCCTCCGCGACCTCGGCGACTACGAGGCAGCGCTGCTCATGAAGGCCAAGATCGAGGCCTGCCTCGCTGCCGTCGTGTCTGAGGATGGCGACGAGACGATGACCGGCCCCGCTTCGGGCCTGCTCCGCGATGCCCAGGGCCGCACGGTGGAGAGCTTCGAGCCGGGCATGATCCTCTATCGCCGCGGCATGGGCAGCGTGGAGGTGGTGAATTCCTCCGGTGGTGGCAGTCACGCGGCCTTCGCGCGCCGGGCGCTGGAAGCCTCAGCAGTCGGCACGGGCCTGACCTACGACCAGGTCGCCGGTGACCTGACGCAGGCGAACTACTCCAGCCTGCGTGCCGGCAAGATAGAGTTCCGTCGCCTCTGCGAGCAGGTGCAGTACGGCATGTTGATCCCGATGCTGGTGCGGCCGATCGCGGACCGCTTCCACGCGCAGGGCGCGCTGCTCGGTCTGTGGGGCGCTGAGGTGCCGGACGGCCTGTCCCACGTCCCGCCCGCGCACGAGATGATCGACCCGCTCAAGGACACCACGGCGCTGATCGCCCAGGTCCGCGCCGGCTTCGTGCCGCAGCCCGAGGCGGTCGGCGCCTTCGGCTATGACTTCCGCCAGGTGGTGGAGATGATCCGCGAGGCCAATGCCCTGCTCGACGAGGCGGGCCTCTCCCTCGACAGTGATCCACGCCGCGTCGCGAAGTCCGGCGCCGCGCAGGATGCGGCGCAGCTCGCCGCCATCGAAATCGCCGCCACCGGTGCTGCATCGCCGCGTGCGGATGCGGGCGCTGCGCCCAATTCAGGAGCATCCTCATGATCGCAGGCGCCTACGACTGGACCGACGACATGCTCAAGATCAAGAGCATGCAGAAGAAGTTCCGCGACAGCTTCAACGGCACCGAAATCAATCCGGCCCGCTGGGAGATCGCGGCCACCGCCGGCGGCATCACCCACACCGTCGTCGACGGCGCGCTGACCATTTCCACCGGCACCACGCTCGATGACGAGTTGACGCTCACCAGCCGCACCACCTTCACCATCCCGCTCCGGGTCATGGTGGCGGTGAACATGAGCCAGCGCATCGTCGGCCAGTCGGTGTGGCTCGAGCTGGTCAGCATCGACCCCACCACCGCCCAGCCGGACGGGCGCAGCGCCGCAGCCTGGCGTCTCGATGGCGCCAGCCCGACGCTCGCCAACTACGAGGTGGGGAGCGAGGGCGCGCCGCGCCTGGGCAGCGCCTCGGGCAGCACCATCCCGACCACGGCGCCCGCGGGCTGGTCCGTGCTGGAACTCGAACCGACCAACGACGAGTGCTACTTCCACGGCCGGCTGCTCGACACTACGGCAGCGCGCTCGAACTCCTATGTTCGCCACCAGCAGATTCCCGAGCCGAATGCGCTGTATCGGTTCCGGATCCGGGTGCGGAACCGGCAGGTCATCAACGGCATCTCGGCGGTCGCCAACAACGGCTCGGGCCTGGTGCGGATTACCCGCGCCGCACATGGCCTTGCGACCAACGACGTGGTGACGGTCGCCGACGTCTCTGGCGTGCCCGGGGCGAACGGGACCTTCACGATCACGGTCATCGACGCGAACAGCTTTGACCTCGTCGGCTCGACCTTCTCGGGCGCGTACCTGAACACTGGCTGGGCCTCGGTCTCACGCAACCTGGGGCCGGTCTCGAATACCGACATCAAGGTCCAGTTCGTCACCATCGCCGACTACGCCGAGCTCACCACCGAGATCACCGCCGGCCGCGGGCAGTCGGTCGCGGGCCAGGGGCTGGGCGTGAATGTCCTCAGCACCATCGCGCCGTCCGTCACGCCAGTAGGTGGCCAGGCGCGCAATACCTCCGGCGCGCTGCCGGTGCTTGCGGCGACCGGCTACTCCGCCAACCCGAGCGCCGTCACCACGGCGCGGGGTGTCGACCTGCTCGCGACGCTGATCGGGGCACTCGTGACCAAGCCCTACGCCATCCCCGAGGCCGACTGGCAGTATGCCGCGGCCGCGGGCGGGATCATCAACACCACCGACGTGGTGCTCCGTGCCGCGGCGGCTGCCGGCATTCGGAACTACATCACGTCGATCGACGTCCGCAACGCGCATGCGACGGTCGCCACCGAGGTGGTGATCAAGGACGGCGCCACGGTGATCTGGCGCCAGCTGCTGCCAGCCGCGATGGCCGCGCCCGTGGAGATCACCTTTCCCACCCCGCTGCGGGGCACCGCGGCCACGGCAATGAACGTCGCCTGCATCACCACCGGCGCGCAGGTCTACGTCAACGCACAGGGCTTCGCCGCGCCGTAACGGCGCCCCGCAAGGAGCACTTCCATGACCGAGCCGATCGAACCGGCAGGGCCCAGCCCCGTGCCGGATCCCGACGCTGCGCCCGATCGACTGCCCTCCGCTGGGCAGTCGATCGTGGCGTGCCGCGCCCTGGCCGCACCGGTCAGCGTCAATCGTGCCGCGCGCACCGTCGAGGTGGTGTGGAGCACCGGCGCACAGGCTCGCAACTTCGTGCCGCCCTACGGGCCGATCCTCGAAGAGCTCGACATGCGGCCCGAGGCGGTGCGCATGGATGCGCTGCGCTCGGGCCGGGCACCCGTGCTGGACACCCACCGCCGCGCGGGCACGCGCGACGTGCTGGGTCGCGTCACCGCCGCCCGGCTCGAGGCCGGCCGCGGCTACGCCACGCTCCAGTTCAGCGGCGCCGATGACGTGGAGCCGGTCTGGCAGCGCGTCGCCGACGGCACGCTGCAGTCCGTGAGCGTCGGCTATCGCGTCCACCGCTACGACCCCCGTCCCGATGCCGCCACCGGCCAGACCATCCACCGCGCAGTGGATTGGGAGCCCTACGAGATCTCGATCGTGCCCGTCCCCGTGGATGGCCTGGCCGTGATCCGTGGCGAGGAGCCGCAGGGCACTCCCGCCACCGCCATAGAACCCGCCCTGACCGAGGAACCCACCATGCCCGAGACGACGCCGGCTTCGCCGGATCCCGCGCCGGCGCCGCCCGCGCCGCCCATCGTACCCACGCCCCAGGAGACCACTGTGACCACCGCACCCGCGACCCCGCCCGAGCCCACGCGCGCCGCGCCGCCGGCCCCCGACCTCGAGGCCATCCGCGCCGAGGCGGACCGCGCCGCGGTTGAGCGCATCGCCGGCTATGAGCCGGTGCTGGCCGCCGCCCGCGGCCTGGTGACCCCCGACATGCTCGACACCATGCGCGAGGCCGCCATCCGTGACCGCGTTTCGCCCGAGGTACTGCGCGGCCGCCTGTGGGACGCCTTCACCAGCGGCGCCGCGCGTCCGTCCCTGCCGGCGCGCCCTGACACCGGCCCGTCCAACGACGATCCGTCGCAGCTCCTGGACGCCATGGCCGAGGCGCTTGCCGCGCGAACCATGCCCGGCTACCAGGCCCCGGCCACGGGCCGCCACACCGAGTTCCTGGGCTGGCGCCCCTCCGACATGATCGGCGAACTGCTGCGCGCCCGCGGCGAGCGTAACGTCCCGCGCAACCCGACCATCCTGGCCGAGCGCGCCTTCCACACCACCAGCGACTTCCCCGCGCTGCTCTCGGCCGCGGCGAACAAGATGCTGCTGGCGGCCTATGCGCCCGCGGCGCCGACCTACCGGACGCTGTTCCTCCGCCGCGATTTCCGCGACTTCAAGCCGCACCGCCACCTGCGGGTCGGCGACTTCCCGACGCTGCTGCCGCTATCGGAGAATGGCGAGGTGCAGGCCGGCACCATGTCCGAGAGCCAGGAGCTGGTGTTCCTGCAGACCTTCGCCCGGCGCATTCGCGTCACGCGACAGATGCTGGTGAACGACGACCTCGGCGCCTTCACCGACTTCGCCTCCATGATCGGCCGGCGCGTCGCCGACTTCGAGAACGCGACCGCCTACCAGCTGCTGAATGCCGCCAATGGCGATGGCCCGACGCTCATCACCGGTGCGGCCGCAGTGTTCGGCACGGCGGCGGCGCGGGCCAACAAGGCCGGTGCCGGCACCGCGCTCGACCTGCCGAACCTGGCGCTGGGCCGTGCCGCGGTCATGCGCCAGAAGACCCTCGATGGGCTGCCGATCGCCGTCGGCGCGCAGATGCGCCTGCTGGTCGGGCCGAACCAGGAGCTGGCTGCGCGGCAGCTCACGGTGTCGGTGCAGGCGACGCAGACCAGCAACGCCAATGTCTACGCGGGCTTCGTGCAGCCGCTGGTCGAGCCGCTGATTCCGGCGAACCGCTGGTACCTGTTCTCGGACCCGCTGGCCGCGCCGGTCTACGTCTACGGCTACCTCAACGGCGCCGAGGGGCCGCAGGTCACCACGGGCAATGTCCAGGGCGTGGATGGCGTCGAGGTCTCGGTGATCTTCGACTTCGGCGTGGGCGCCATCGACTGGCGCGGCGCCTGGTTCAACCCGGGCACCTGATCCAGTACCTCTTCGCCACCGTCACAGCTTGGTGGTGGCGAAGGGATTGTGGACTGTCACGCCGCGCCAGGTGAACCCGTGCTGCATGTCCTCGGAGAGAAGCATTCGGCAATCCGCCTGTGCAGCCGCCGCCAGCATGACGGAATCCCACAGCGCCAAGCGATGTGTGGTGGCGATCTCCATCGCCTCCACCATCACCGCCGGCGTGGTGCCGATCACCGGATAGCTGTCGGACCAGCCCAGGACCGCGGTGCGGGCATCGGCAGGCTCACGCCGGGCCTTGCGCGTCAGCACGACGAACAGCTCGCCCAGCGCCTGTGCAGGAACCAGCACGTCTGCGCCATCGAATCCGCGCAGGATATCGAGCGCGATCGCCTTCCGATCCTCGCCGTTCACGCCCTCGGCGTAGGCCAGGACATTCGTATCGAGCGCCAGACGCATCTCAGCGCTCGTACAGATCGTCGCGGCTCCAGCGGCCGACATCGACCACGGGCTGCGACGAGAGCCGTACCAGCAACTCGGCTTTCGCCGCGCCGCGCGCGGCATCGGCGGCGTCACAGGGCACGAGCCGCGCCACGGGTTTGCCGTGGGCGGTCACGACGAAGCTGCGGCCTTCCTCCCTGACCTCGCGGAGGAGGCGGGAGAAGGCGCGGTTGGCGTCGGCGGCGGAGATGGCGGTGTCCATCCCTCGATAATAGTGAAATGCACTACTTCAAGCAAGCCCGATGGCAGGCCGCAGCTGCTGTGCCCGGCCTCGGACCAACCCAACTACCAATGGAGACCTCATCGCCATGCGCAACTATGTGCAGCCGGGCGACAGCCTGGCGCTTGCCGTCCCCTATGCCGCTGGCGTCACCTCGGGTCAGGGCGTTCTGGTCGGCGCACTCTTCGGTGTCGCCGCAGTCGATGGCGCGCAGAACGCCGTCATCGAATGCCAGACCAAGGGCGTCTTCGACATTACCAAGGAGCCGGCGCTTGCCATCACCGCCGGCGCGCGTCTCTTCTGGGACAACACCAACCGGCGCCTCACCACCACCGCCACCGGCAACTTCCAGGTGGGCATCGCCACGGTGGCGGCGCTCGCCGCGGACACCACCGTCCGCGCCGTGCTGCTGCGTGTTCCGGCGTCCGGCGCATGAGCCTCGATCCCAAGGCCACGCGGGGCTATCGCAACCGCAACCCAGGGAACATCGAGCATGTCTCGGCCAATAAGAGCTCCTATCAAAACCCGTGCGTGCACAGCGTAAGCCTTTGATTTTTAAAGGGCCGCGGGGGTTCTGTTTTTCGCTCTAAGTGGCAGGGGCTGGCCGACCCGCCCTCGGACGGGCGCTTCTGCCGCTTCACCAGCCATGAGTTCGGCATCCGCGCGCTGGCCGCCCTGCTGGTCACCTACCAGGACCGACACAAGCTGCGCACGCCGCGCGCGATCATCGAGCGCTGGGCGCCAAAGGTGGAGAACGACACCGCGGCCTATATCGCGGTGGTGGCGCGGCGGATCGGCGTTGGGCAGGACGATACGATCGACCTGCATCGGCACGCGCACCTGCGCCCGCTGGTGGAGGCCATCATCCACCATGAATGTGCGGGGCTGGCCTATCCGGCCGCCGTGATCGATCGGGCGCTCACCCTGGCCGGGGTCCCGCCTGCGCCACCGGTGACCCTTCGCGAGGTCGCTGCCGCCACTGGCACCGGCCGCGGCGCGGTGTTGGTGGGCGCGGCAGGCATTGCCACCGCCGTGGCGCAGGCAGCCCCCGCCATCCAGGCACTCGGCACCCTCGTACCGGCTGTCGCCATCGCGGTCATCGTCGCCGCGGTGGTGGGCGTGCTCGCCTGGCGGCTCCGGCGGCCAGCGTGAGCGCCTTCGCCGCGGCCATGGATGCCCTGGCCGCGGATCCCAACATCGGCACGGATGCCAGCTATCGCGCGGGTGGGACCGGGGCGCCGATCCTGCTCCGCGTGGTGCGCTCGGCGCTGGACCGGCTCGGCGATGCCTTCGGGACGAGCGTGATCCAGGCCAGCGACGTGCTGACCGTGGCCATGGCCGTCCTCCCAGCGGTGGACGCGGACGACACCTTCACCCTCGGCGCCGACACCCTGATCGTCCAGCACGCCGAGCGCGACGCGGCCGGCATCGCCTGGCGCGTCTTCTGCCGCCGATAGGAGCACCGCCATGATCGACCCTGAACGCCTCGGCGGCATCGTCGGCGAGGCGCTGCTCGCCGGCGCCCTGGGTGCGCTCGGGGCGATGGCGCGCTTCTCGTCCACTGACCGGCCGCTGCTCACGCGCGCCTATCTCCTGCACGCGCTGGCGGGCGGCAGCCTCGGCACGGGCGCTTGGCTGATCGCCCATGCCTTCGAGCTCGATGGCTGGTGGCTGTTCGCGGTGGCCTGGCTGGCCGGCACGCTGGGCTATGCGGCGCTGCACGATCTGCTGCTGCGAATCCTGAGCCGCAAATTCGGCGGGCGCTGATCCATGCGGCTCGGTGCCAGCATCGTGGGCGACCTGCGCAAGGTGCTGGCCGACGAGGTGCGCGCCGGCGAGCGCGCTGCGATGACTGCAATCCGCGCCGAGACCGAGCAGGTGAAGGCCGAGCTCCGCCGGCAGGTGACGACGGCATTCTCGGGCAACGCGCGTGGCATCGCCAATGCCTGGCGGTCAATGATCTTCCCGCGGATGGGTCAGTCGCTCCGGCCGGCGGGGCTGGTGTTCACCAAGGTGCCGAACGTGATCGACGCCTTCGAGCGCGGCGCGCTGATCCGCGCCAAGGGCGGCGGGAGATTCCTCGCCATTCCGACCGGCTTCAACGCCGCGCGCGGGCGGCGTGGGCGTGGCGAGAAGGGCATGCGGGTCACGCCGACGCAGATGGTCGCCTCCGGCCAGGCCTTCCTCCGGCCATTCAAGTCGGGCCGCGGCTTCGTGTGGTGCCTGCCGCTGCGGCAGGGCGAGCAGACCGGGCGGCGGCGCAGGACCCGGCTGGTGGCAGGCGGCGTGACAGAGATTGGCACCGCCAACCGGAAGGGTAGCGAGGTCTGGGCGCGCGGCCTGCTGGAACAGGGGATGGTGCCGATGTTCCTCCTCCTGCCCCAGGTGAAGCTCGCCAAGCGGCTCGACGTGCGCGGCGCTGCTGAGCGTGGCCTGCGCCGCCTGCCAGGGCGCTTCGTGGCCGCCTGGGAACGCGAGAGCGGGAGGGCGGCATGACCCTGCGCGCACGTCTCCTGCTGCTGCTCGCTTTGGTCGTACTGTCCTGGACCGCCATCTCCATTGGCCTGGCGCTCACCTGGGTCGCCGGCCGCTTCTTCGCATCGATGCTGGGGTGGGCATGAGCACCCGCGAGACCGCCATCGCGGCGCTGCACAGCCGGCTGGTCACGTCATTGGCGGTCAGGAACCCGGCGCCGGTGGTGCTCCGCGGCGAGACCGTGCCGCAGCGCATCCCCGCCGGCGGGCTGGTGGTCGTCCGCGACGGCGAGGCGGTGGAAGAGACGCCGATCCTCTCCCCGCTCGCCTGGCAGATCGAGCATCGCGCCGAGGTCGAGATCACCGTCGCCGGCGCCACGCCTTCCGCGCGCAGCACGCTGCTCGATGCGCTGCTGGTCGATGTCGCCGCAGCCATCACCGCCAACCGTACCCTCGGCGGTGCCGTGGAGTGGGCACAGCCCGGCGGCGCGTCCTTCGAGGATGTCGAGTTCGAGGGCGCCGCTGCGGCCCGCGCTGCCGCGATCCCAATCACCCTCTGGTTCATCGTTGCCGGCTCGCCGCTGGCCTGATCCCCCTCCAGGAGAAAGCCCATGCCCCGTGCCATCGGCGCGAATTGCCGCCTGCTCATGCTGCCCGAGACCGTCTACGGCACCGCGCCGGGCAGCAACTGGCGCCGCATGCCATTCCTGTCCTGCGATCTCGGCGCCGAGCAGCCACTGCTGGATGCCGATGTGATCGGCGTGGGTAGCAACCGCGATCCCGCCGCACCCTTCCTCGATACGGTGACCGTCGCGGGCCAGGCGGTGGTGCCGGTCGATCTCATCAACATCGGCCACTGGCTGCGGCTGCTGCTGGGCGCGCCGACCACCACCGGCACCACCAACTTCATCCATACCTTTGCCTCGGGCGCGGCGTCGCTGCCGAGCAACGCGATGGAAATCGGCTATCCCGATGTGCCGTCCTTCGACGTGTGCACGGGCGTGCGCGCCGATACGCTGGAGATGGACTTCACACCGACTGGCGCGGCGACGGCGACCTTCGGGCTCATGGGCCAGGGCTCGGTGCGCACCGGCGCGACGTCAGGCGGCACGCCGACCAGCGCGGCCTACACCGCCTTTAACAAGGCGCAGGGCAGCATCACGCGCAGCGGATCGGCGCTGGCCCAGGTCACCGGCGCGCGGCTCACTTATGCCAATGGCATGGAGGCGGTGCGCACCATCCGCGCCGATCGCCGCGTCGAGGGCGTTGATCCCGGTATCGCCCGCTGCACCGGCCAGATCACCGTGCGCTTCGAAAACACCACGTTGCTCGCCCAGGCGCAGGCCGGCACTTCAACCGAGTTCGCCCTGGCCTTCACCATCGACGCCAACCGCAGCCTGACCATCACCCTGCACGAGGTGTACCTGGCGCTGGCAAAAACCCCGATCGAGGGGCCGGCAGGCGTGGAGGCCAACTTCGACTTCAGGGCCGCCTTCAATGCGACGGCGACGCGGATGATGACCGCGGTGCTGCGGAATCAGCAGGCGGGGACGGAGTACGCGTGATCAGCCGCGCTCACTGGACAGGTCCGCCAGCAGCGTGGCGAGGTCCTGCGATGCATGTACCATCCGAAGGATACGGGGTGGCTTCGTGTTAGGCTCGTAGACAATGAGATACGGAGAGTTCCGGAGAACGAAGAATCTGAATTGCTCCGGTGCGAACTCCGTGCGCACCGGCCCGATGTGCGGGTGCTCGCCAATCGATTCCGCTGCGCGGTTTGCCGCGACACGCAAGCGATCCGCCGCCGCGGGGTCCTCGCGCGCAATCCAGGCCACGGCCTGAGTCAGGTCGGCCAGTGCCTCTCGCGTAAACCGCGCGGCCGTCCGCGCTCGCGCGGGGCTCAAGCGCGCTGCTTGGCCGCGGCGATCACCGCCTTGAGTTCAGCATCCACATCCTCGGCCGAAATGGTCTCCTCGCGGTCGGCCCTGGCGCTGACGTCGCAGAGCATCGCCACGAAGCGCTCTCGACGTTCCTCGGCCTCCTGCATCAGGCGGACGGCGTGGCGCATGACCTCGCTCGCGCTGGCAAACCGGCCTGAGGCGACACGCGCCTCGATGAACTGCTGCTGTTCGGGCGTCAGGCTGACATTCGGCACCGCACATCCTCCTTCGACACCTATGGCCAACTTGGCCATCGCGGGGTCGCGGGTCAAGGCCAACCCTCCAGGAGACCCCTCCATGCTCACCCTCGACCTTCCCCGCGGTGTCCGCGTCGAAGTCCGCCCGGTCACCACCGCCGTGATGGCCGCCGCTCAGGCCGGCTCCGCCCGTCGCCTTGGCGCGCTGCGGGCCGGGGAGGCCGATCTCGACCCCGACATGGCGCGCGGCCTGACCTTCGCTTTCCTCGTCAAGGCGCTGGCCCGCCACGCCGTCACCGCCTGGGAGGGCGTGGGCGACGCCGCCGGCAAGCCGCTGCCGCTCTCGCCCGAGGCGGTCGAGCGCCTGATGGACATGGACGAGATGGCCGCTGCCTTCTGGGACCGCGCCACCGGCCCTGTCGCCGCCGTGGCGCTGGAGGGAAACGGCTGAGGGCCCGGGCCGAATGGCACTTCGGCCAGGGCCCTGACTACTGCCGCGGTTGCGCGGCGCTCGATCGCGACTGCGGCATGGCCTGCCCCTACGCCGCCCACGCGCCGGCCAGCGTCGAGGGCGCCGCAGCCTGGGCCGCTGGCACCACCTGTGCAGCGGCGACCATGGCAGGCCTCGACCTCGACATGCCGGCCGCGCTCGCCACCGCCCGCGAGATGGGCGCCACCGGCTGGGCCGCGGCGGAACTGCTGCTCGCCATGCGCATGGGCCTCGCCGCCGGCAGCGCCGCACGCCGCACCGATTCCCCTGGACCCTGACCACCGCACTGACGCAGGAGGCGTGACGCATGGCGGATAGCACGCGCCGCGTCTCCGTCCGGCTGTCGCTGGACGACGCCGCCCGGGTCAAGCAGGAGCTGCGCGAGGTCGGCGAGACCGGCCAACGCAGCCTGGAGCGAATCCAGGGCGGCGCCGACCGCGCCTCCCGCGCGTTGGACCTGCTCGATGTCGCGGTGCGCGGCGTGCAGATCGCCGGCCTCGCCGCCGGGCTGCGCGCGGTGGTGGTGGCGGGTGACGCGCTCACCCAGTCCATGGGCCGGCTGAACACCGCGCTGGGCTCTGTCGAACGCGCCGGCGAGATTTACGACCGGCTGTATCGCGACAGCCTGCAGACCGGCGTCGCCGTGCGCGAGAGCGTCGACGCCTTCGCCCGCTTCTCGATCGCGGCGCGCGAGATCGGCGCCACCTCCGACCAGGTCGCGACCCTGGTGGGCGGGCTGCAGCGCATCGCCATTGCCTCCGGCGCCAGCCAGCAGGAGATCGCCTCCTCCACCCAGCAGCTCGCCCAGGCGCTGGCCTCCGGCACGCTGCAGGGCGACGAGCTGCGGTCCATCCTGGAGGGCCTGCCCACCCTGGCGCAGGCGCTCGCCCGGGAACTCGGCGTCTCCGTTGGCGAGCTCCGAAAACTCGGCTCCGAGGGCAAGCTAACCGCCGACACTGTCTTCCCGGCGCTGCTGCGCGCCGTCGAGCGGCTGAACGGCGAGTTTGAGCGCGCCCCGCTCTCCGTCGGCCGGGCCTTCGGGCAGCTCACTGCCGCCGCCGACCAGTTCCTCGCCCGGCTCGACCAGGCGATCGGCCTGTCCAACGCCCTGGCGCGGGCGCTCTCCGGTGCCGCCCGCGTGCTGGACGGCGTCCGCCGCGGCTCCGGGCTACTGCTGCCCAGCGAGCAGGAGGCCGACCGCCGCGCCCAGGCCGAGGCGCTCCGCGCACAGATCGCCCGCCTCGAGGCGGAGAACGACGGCCGCGACAGCCTCCGCTCCCAGCCCCGCCGTAGTTCGATCCGCGGTGGGCTGGTCGGCACGGCCCAGCAACAGGCCGGCGTGGACCGGGCTGCCCGGCTGGAGGAGCTCCGCCGGCAGTACCAGGAACTCCAGGAGGAGATCACCCGCGGCGAGGCGGCCGCCGGCGAGCGCCAGCGCACCGAGCAGGAGGCCGCAGCCGGACAGGCCGCCGAGGCCCATCGCCGCCGCACTGCCGCGGATGCCGAGGAACTGCGTAAGGCGCTCGACGATCGCTTTCGCATCAACAGCGAGTACGACGACCGCGTCCGTCGCCTGCGCGAGGCGGAGGCCGCGGGCGGCATCACCGCCGCCGATCGCACGCGCCTCGAAACCCTCGCCCTGCGCGAGCGCGACGAGGCGCTGCGTCGCATCGAGGGCACCACCCGCCGCGTGGCATCCATCCCGCGCCCCGACCGCGAGGCCGAGCGCGAGATCAACGACATCATCCGCGAGCGCGAGCGGCTGATCCAGAACAACGAGAATGCCCAGGAGCGCTACACCCGCCGCCTGGAAACCCTCGGCCGGCTGGTGGAGCGCTCCGAGCGCATCGGCCAGCCCATCCCCGACGAGACCGTCTTGCGCGAGGCCAATGCCGCGCTGGAGGAGCTGGAGCGCAGCCAGCAACGCGTCCAGCAGGCGACCGAGCGCACCAGCAACACGGCGCGCGAACTCGGCCTGACCTTCTCCTCCGCTTTCGAGGACGCGATCATCAAGGGCGAGAGCTTTTCCAAGGTGCTGCAGGGCATCCTGCAGGACATCGCCCGCATCGTGGTCCGCCGCACCATCACCGAGCCGCTGGGCACGGCGGTCACCTCCAGCCTGGCCGGCTTTGACTTCGGCTCGATCTTCTCCGGGATCGGCTCGGCGCTGGGTGGGCTGTTCCGCGCCGAGGGCGGGCCGGTGGCGGGCGGCCAGCCCTACATCGTTGGCGAGCGCGGGCCCGAATGGTTCGTGCCGCGCACCGCAGGCACGGTCCTGCCCAATGGCATGGCGCCAGGCGGCCCGGTGATCAACCAGAGCATCACCATCGATGCGCGCGGGGCCGATGCGGGTGTCGAGGCGCGGCTGCGGGTGCTCTCGGCGCAAATCGTGCGCCAGGCCAGCGCGGCCACGCTCGACGCCATCCGCCGCGGCGGCAGCGCCACCTCCATCGTGCGGGGATAGGGCCCAGGAGGGCACCATGACGGAATACGCCTGGCCCAGCGTGCTGCGCCCGTCGCGGCTGAGCTTCTACCTGCAGCACAACACGCTGCGCTTTGTCTCGCCCGTCACCCGCGCCACGCAGGTGCTGCGGCGCGAGGGCGCACGCTGGGTGGCCGAGGCCAGCTTCGAGCCGCTGGGACGGGTGCAGGCCGGGGTGATGGACGGGCTGCTGGCGGCACTCGCCGGCTCCGCCAACACGGTCCGGATCTGGGATTGGCGGCGCGAATACCGCACCGGCGATCCCCGCAGCCAGGGCGACGTGCCGACTGGGCCGTATTCCTTCAGCGACGCGACGATCTTCACGGACGGGACGGGACTGGTCGTCGGCTCCGGCAATCCGTCACTGGCGGCCGGGGCGCCCCGCGGCGCGCTGTCGATCGTCACGCAGGGCTGGTGGCCAAGCACGGTCGCGGTCGGCGCCGGCGACTACATCGGGCTGGGTGGGCGGCTCTACATCGCCACCGCCGCGGTCGCGGCCTCGGGGGCCGGCACCGCCACCATCGCCATCGCGCCGCCGCTGCGCGCCGCGGTCGTGGTGGGCGAGCCATTGATCCTCTCCCTGCCGAGCGTGCCGATGCGGCTCGTCTCGGATGACGAGGCGGCGAACCCGACACGGCCAGGTCCCTTCGCGGCCGTCACCATCCGCCTCGAGGAAGCTTTGTGATGTCCGGCACCCCGCGCCTCAGCAACCAGGCCGCCGCTGCCGCCACCGCGCCGATCGCCACGCCCGTGGTGATGGCCGAGCTCGACTTCGCCACCGGCCCCTTTCGCGTCTGGACCGGGCTCGGCTCGCTGGATTGGGCCGGGAAGGTGTTCGAGGGCGCCGGCAGCATCGGCGCCATCTCGGATGTGGAGGAGACGGTGGAACTGCGCGCGGTGCGGCTCACCCTCGCGCTTTCGCCGGTGCCGCAGGAGGTGGTGGATATTGCGCTGGCCGAGCGCAGCTATCGCCTGCGGCCGGTCACGCTGTGGGGCGCGCTGCTGGATGCCCAAGGCGCCTTCGTGGCGGACCCGTTCCCGCTCTGGGCGGGGCTGATGGACACGATGGAGGTCACGGACGGCGCTGAGCCCTCCGTGGCGCTGGCCTGCGAGAGCCGGCTGGTCGACCTCGAGCGTGCGGAGGTGCGGCGTTACACCGATGCCGACCAGCAGGCCGAGTATCCCGGCGATCGCTTCTTCGAGTTCGTCCCCGCGCTGCAGGAGGCGGAGATCCGGCTGCCGAACCAGTGAGCATCTGCGCGGATTATGAGACTGGATGGGCGTACTATCGGGCAGCGGGGAATACTGAAGGCGTAGGGTGTGACTCAAGAGCGATCCGGATAGTTTCATAGGGGATGATAACGGTATTGCTTCGCCAAACACCATGCAGGTGCGAAGCGCCTCGCGCGAAGATGCATAGATCGTCTGGGGCGCTCAATAGGTCCTGAGCGACTACCCTACGTGTTACCCATCCAGAGACGTCGCTTGGCCGTTCTGTTGCGTAGCCTTCCAGATGGATGGGCAACCAGACAAAGAAGCGGCCGTGTTGCGGCACGCCCGAAGCCGCGCCAAGTCGCCTCGAATCGATGGCGCTCGCGCTGCCCGCCTCAGCAAGGACACCTAACTCATCCCCGAAATCCCCGTGGCTGATCCATAGCCTCGGCGGAGGGCTGTCCTCGATGTGCGTGCGCCCAGCACACCGCTCCACTACAGCAGAAAAGCTACCGCCGAACCGGGCGACTTGGCGGCGCATATCCCGCTCCGATGAGAATTCAGCGACGACGCCGCCGAAGCTCTGAGGATCACGCGCAGTGAAGCGCGTCGGAGGGAGTTCCCTCCCCGCAATTGGGACGACTCTCTCCAAGCGCAGATCGTCGATGTTGCCAGCGCAAGCGCCAGACTGAATCAGCGTTCCGATGAGCAGAATGCGCGCACAACGTTTCACCGGCCTAGGATCCGGCTGAAACCACTCACGCCAGTGTTGTCGGGCGAGGTCAGCAGACGACCAAAGTTCGCATGTGTAACCGGGGCCTCGATATGGCGTGTCGCATGGCCACGCGGGCCATCTCCGTACGTCCCTCCAACTGCGGCAACGAAATCCGAGAAGTCGCTGGTGGCGGCGCCATGAGCACGAATGTTGACCCATTCACGGCTTCCGGCACGAATTCGCTGGAAGAAGCCATCAGACAAGCCGCGCCCAACCGGATCAACCGTAATGAGTGTATCGACAGGACGGCCGCGCTGGCCCAGCGTCGCAGCGACTTGCGCGGCGGTGTCGCCGCCCCAGCTGTGTCCAACCAGCACGATACGCGTCTCCTGCGGTTCATTCGCGATCCGCGTCATAATGGCATTGGCCTCGTCATGTCCGAAATATGCGGATTGCCGATGGCCAAGATCGCGGATGACATCTGACGATGATTGAAAGTCGTAAACATTGCGATACTTGGAATCGCCACCACCACCGACGAAAATCACCAGCGTCGGCGAAGCCGCCGTAATGCCGGGCCTCGGCGATGGTGTCGCGGTGCCGGGTGAATCACTTACTGGTCTAGCGTAACTGCCTTGGCCAGCCGCGCTTTGGGGGCCATCCTTTGCATCACCGCCCGGTGGGTCAGCACGGGTGTGCGCCCCAACCTGCTCCATCTTACCATTTCGCGTACGGGTGTAGGCGCGGACCTGCACCACGCCGTTCTTGCCCTGGCCTTCGTTGACAAAGGCCCGCCACCCCTCGGTGACCCAACGGTTGTAGTCCTCACGCTCGGGATGCCCTGAACGCCAATAGCGCGGATCGCGCATCGCTGCGCGGAGGCTTTCTTCGGTGACGGGAATGAAATCGGCCATCAGCAGCACCTCCGGCTGCCTTTATGTTCCTGATTTGTTCCATTCGTCAAGGACGAAATTCCTTTGCCCGTCCGGAGCGGACCCCCGCAGTCACAAACGGCCAATCAATGATCTCCTCCAATTCGGCTGCCGATCCAGTGAGGGGCTCGCCCCAGGGCCGGCAGCCCGACTGGCCGGAGCGGCTGGCGGCGCTTACCACGGCGGCCGAATATCGGCCCTTCGACGCAGCGCGCTGGAACTGCGGGCGCTTCGCCATGGCGGCGGTGGTGGCCTGCACCGGGCAGAGGCCCTCGTGGCAGCATCGCCCCACGCTCGCGGAGATGGCCGACACCGCGGGCTTCCCGCGCGTGGCAGTGCCCTTCGCCCGCGCTGGCGATGTGGTGCTGGCCACCGACCCCGACCGCCTCGGCGTGGTGCTGGACGCCGGCCGCGCCGCCTTCGTCGGGCCCGCGGGCCTGCTCCGCCTCCCCATCACCGCCTGCACCATCGCCTGGAGGGTTGGCTGATGCCCGTCGCCATCCCCTTCATCGCAGCCGCCGCGGGGGCCGCGGCCTCCGCCGTCATTGGTGGCGGCGTCCTGGGCGCCGTGGCGGCCGCCGGCGCCGCCCTGGTGGTCTCCGCCGTCGGTGCCGCGGTCTTCCGCCCCAAGTCGCCCTCCGCGGCCCGCAGCGCCAACGTCACGCCAGGCACCGACAGCGGGCCCGGCTCCGGCTTCGACCCGCGCACACCGGGCGCCGGCCGCACCCAGTCCTTCCGCCAACCGATCACCGAACACCAGATCGTCTTCGGCCGCTGCCGCACCTCCGGGCCCGTCGTGTTCCTGCATTCCGCCACCGACGACGAGGGCCGCGCCGATGGCTTCCTGCACGTCGTCGTGGTGCTGGCCGCTCATCGTGTCCGCGCCATCGGCGATGTGTTCCTCAATGGCACTGCGTCCACCGACGCGAAGTTCGCCGGCCTGCTGCGGATCGACCGCGCGCTGGGCGATCCGGGCCAGGCCGCCAATGCCAACCTCGTGGCGGACACCGGCGGCCAATGGACCGCGGCCCATCGCGGCCAAGGCCGCGCCTATCTGGCCGTGCGCCTCAAGCTGCGGCCCGAGGCCTTCCCCTCGGGCGCGCCAAGCCTCTCGGCCATCGTCGAAGGTGCGGACACCATCCTCGATCCCCGCACCGGCGCCACCGGCTGGTCCGACAATCCCGCGCTCTGCCTGGCCTGGTACCTGACCTCGCCCTTCGGGTGGCGCGCGGCCTGGGCGGATATCGACCTGCCGGCGCTGATGGCAGCGGCGAACATTTGCGACGAGATCATGGGCCGGCGCGATGGCACCGCCGAGCGGCGCTACACCGTCAACGGCGCCGTCACCCTTGGCGAGGGCAAGATCGCCATCACCCGCAAGCTGGTCGCCGCCATGGCCGGCGCCTTGGTGGTGAGTGGAGGGCGCTTCTACATCCATGCCGGCGCGCCCGCGCTGCCGGCCGCGACCCTCACCTCGGACGATCTGCGCGGCGACGTCACCATCGTCGGCGCGCGCCCGCGGCGCGATCTCTTCAACGGGGTGCGCGCCGTCTACATCGAGCCGGCCGCCGCCTGGCAGCCGACCGACGCGCCGCCGCTGCTCGCCAGCAACTACGTCACCGAGGATGGTGGCGAGGCGATTTACCGGGACATGGAGTTCCCGCTCACCACCTCAGCGGCGACAGTGCAGCGCCTGATGAAAATCGAACTGGAGCGCAACCGCCGCCAGCGCGAGGTGGCGATGCAGGCCAACCTCTCGGCGCTGCGTCTACGGCCCTGGGATGGGGTGACGGTGGCCCTCGAACGCCTGACGCCATTCCCGGCCCGGGTGACGGGCTGGGCGCTGGCCCCGGATGGCGGGGTAAACCTGCAACTGGCCGAGGAGGACCCGGCCGTCTGGGCCTGGAAACCGGCAACGGATGAGCGGGCGACCGGGCAGAACCCTTCGGTGGTGCTGCCCAACCCGGGCGTGATCGCAGCGCCGGCCGCCATCCTGGTGGAGACGCCGCTGGCGGTGACCTTCGGCGCGATCGCGGTGTCCTGGTCGGCGGTCGGCTCGGCCTATCTGGCCGGCTACGAGATCGAGTTCCGCCCTGCCTCGGTGGCGGTCTGGCAGGGCTACGCCGGCGGGTTCGGCGCCACCGCCGTCGCCATTCCCACGGCCGAGCCGACCGCCTTTCGCGTACGGGCGCAGGCGCGCAGCGGCGCCGTGTCGGGCTGGCGGGAGGCGCTGGTGCCGGCTGCCGCGTCAGGGCTCGCCGCCACCGGCATCGCTGGTGGCGTGCGGCTGTCGGGCGGCTTTCCCGCGGACGGGGTCCGGCTGCAGGTCTTCGAGGCCAGCAGCGCCAGCCTCGCCGCCGCGACCAAGCTGGTAGCCGAGCCGACCGCGCTGCCCTGGGACCGCACCGGCCTCACCGCCGGCCAGACCCGCTGGTACTGGCTCCGCAGCGTCTCGGCCGAGGGCAACGTTTCCGCCTTCGCCGGCCCGGTCACCGCCACCGCCCTCTGATCGGAGAACGCCATGCCGGCACGCATCGACGACCTGCTGGTCCTCAACGCCAACCTCAACAAGACCGACTTCGCCAAGTACCTCCGTGACCGCGAGGCAGTGCTGCCCAACGACTTCGGCGGGCTCGGCGATGGCGTGGCCGATGATCGCACCGCCATCCAGGCCGCCTTCGATCGCGCCGGCGTGGACCAGAAATTCGCGATGATTCTGCCCGGTACCTGGAATGTCTCCGGCACCGTCACCCTGCCGGGCGGGGCACGCGGCCTGATCATGCAGGGGACCATCCGCTACATCGGCACGGCGCCCACCTCCGTGTTGGTGCTGGGCGATGGCGGCACCATCCGCAATGCCGAGAAGCTCTATACCGGGCTGAACGTGATCCGACAGACGATCTCCGACTGGTCCTCCGAGGCCGATATCGGCATCACCGTGCGCAACGTCGACGCGAGCCAGATCGAGCTGCGGCGGGTGGAAGGCTTCACCATCGGCATGCGGACCTTGGGCGATGGGCGCGGCGTGGAGGACAGCACCTTCACGCTGGGGCGCATCGTCAACAACCGCATCGGCCTCGACATCTGGTGCGCCACCGCCACGGCCTGGAACACCTCGATCCGCTATTACGGCGGCCACTTCGCCCAGGCGACGGGGGTGAACGCCGCAATGGACCGCTTCGGGATCCGGCTTGGCAATGAGCCCGGCGCCTACACCAACCATAACCGCCACGTCTTTGACGTGCCGAACTTCGAGCTGCGCCAGGCCGGCAGCAACATCGCCATCCCTTTCCTGAACCAGACCTCGGGCTCTGCCATCATCGCGCGCAACATGCGCATGGAGGCCTGCTCGCCGCTGGCGGCGCGGCACACGGCCGGGGCGCAGGACTGCGAGTACGACATCGCCTGGACCAACACCTACCTGGTCGGCATCGACTACACCGCGACGGCGAACCGCTGCGGCAATGCGGTGATCAATCGGCACCGCGCGCCGGCGTCGCGGTTCCAGCGCTTCCTGGCCGGCGTACCGAACACTCGCGCGGCGGCGTTTCGGCAGTCGGCCACTGAGGTCGGGGTGGAGGGGCTGATCACCATCGCCACCTCGACCACCACCGCGACTTTCATGGCAGACTTCTGCTTCAACGGGTTGACCGACCTGACACCAACTGATCGCGCCGTGACCCTGGCGGCGAACCGGGGGCTGGGGTGGATGCTCGATACCTCGCAGGCCAAGGAATTCGCGCTGGCGCATTGGCTGACGAGCGGCGCCTCCGGCGGTCGCCTGTTCGTCCGCGTGTTCGACGGGGCAGGAAATGTCCACGAGGACATCGCAGGTGATGTCCTGGCCTCGATCACCACCATGCAGTGGAACGGGCCGGCGAAGGGCTGGAACGCCGGCGCGCCAATGGATGATGCGAACTTCAACCGCCGGCAGACCATCCGCGTCGGCGCGGCGGTGGCCTACGCGCAGGTGGGGGTGATCGGATTTGATGGGCCAATCGACCTGCAATCGCTGCGGCTCTACGGACTGCCGGAGGCCGCACCCGCGGTGCTGAATGGCACGCCGCTGCTGACCGGAGCGCTGTCCGGCTCGGGGCGGCGGGAGTTTGCGGCCGAGCTGTCCTGGGACCTGCCGAGCCTCGCGCCGGGGGCGACGGCGCTGATCGACGTCACGGTGAACGGCGCACGGGCCGGCGACTTGGCGCAGGCGTCGCTGGTGTCGTCGACGCGGTTCATCGAGCTTGATGCCGCGGTATGGTCGAACAACACGGTGCGGGTGGTGGCGCGGAACATCTCCGCAGCGACGTTCGATCTGGCGACGGCGACGCTGTCGGTGGGGGTGACGAAGCGAAGGGTGCCGTGACCTCGTCATTCCGCGACAGGCGGATCGGCGTGCGCGGCAAGGGCACCCCGCCGCGCACGCTCCATCCTTCTCGGCCGGCCCTATGACGGCCGGCCTGGCGGGCACCAGCGGGTTCGCCGCCTTTCCCACCACCGCCCTCGATCTGCCCCTCGTGCAGCGTCTCCGGCGGTCCCCGCGCTTTCGGGTCCGGGTCCCCATAGTCGCACACGATAGAGCGCACGCGCCCCGTTGGTCACGCACTGTCATTCATGCCCTCGCTCACGCGAAGGACGCCGATACGATGGCAAACACCAACATCAAAACCAACGCCAACGCCAACGCCAACGTCACAGTAAGCAGCGTATGGCGGGACTGA